TGGTAACTCAAAAGAAATAGTAGAGAAAATACGAAAGGAAAAGGACAAGTCTCTTAGAAATATTATGAAGCAGTCACTACCAGCGATATGCTTCTCGGGTACCTTTAATAAAAGACTAGACACTGCACTTGTTGAGCACAGTGGGTTCATATGTCTTGACTTTGATGGGTATGCTACGACTAAGGAAATGAAGACTGAAAAGGACATACTATCTACTGATAACTATGTCTACTCTGTATTTATATCACCATCAGGTGACGGACTTAAGGTACTCGTTAAGATACCTAAGGATCCAGAAAATCATAAGAACTACTTTAACGCGCTGGAGAAACACTTTGACTCTCCTCAATTTGATAAGACGTCAAAGAATATATCTAGAGTATGTTACGAGTCATACGATCCAGCTATATACATTAATGAAGATTCGGATACATGGACAGAAGTAGCTGAACATGAGTACGTTGAGAAGGAGAAGTTAACATCACAACCAACCATACCGATCACCAACGAGAATAAGATAGTTGAGATCCTTATGAAGTGGTGGACAAAGAGGTACGGACTAGTGGACGGAGAACGTAACAACAACGTATTTATTTTAGCCTCAGCGTTTAATGAGTACGGAATATCTAAGTCACTGTCTGAGTATGTGATGAGTCAGTTCCAGTCTAAAGACTTTCCAATGTCTGAGATAAATACAGCCATTCAGTCTGCGTACAGAAACACAAGCAAGCACGGTACAAAGTTCTACGAGGACGATGATAAGCTAGCCCAGGTTAGGCAGAAGATTAAGCGCGGAGTATCTAAGAAGGACATCAAGTCTGAACTTATGACTACTGCACTAGACGAGAATACAATTGACACTGTGATCAGCACAATTGATCAGGACGAATCGGCCAAGAAGTTCTGGACCAAGTCGGATAAGGGATCAATAAGTATCGTTCACTACTTGTTCAAGGAGTTTCTAGAGGACAACGGGTTCTATAAGTTTACTCCTACTGGTAGTAAGAGTTCAATCTTTGTGCGTGTAACCAACAACCTAATCAACCACACGTCTGACGACGAGATTAAGGACTTTGTGTTGACATATCTAGAGGGATTGGATGATTTGTCTATCTACAATTATTTCGCTGATAAGACGCGCTTCTTTAAGGACGACTTCTTATCTCTACTTTCATCTGTTGACGTATCATTCATGGAGGATGACAAGGACAACGCGTATCTGTATTATAGAAACTGCGCTGTTAATATAACTAAGGATAAGGTGAACGTAATTGACTACTTAGACCTTGGCGGTTATGTATGGAGTGATCAGGTGATCGATAGGGACTTTGATATCTGTGAGGTTACAGACTGCGACTATAAGGTATTTATATCTAACATTGCAGGTGGTGACGAGAATAGAATTAGATCAATGGAAAGTACCATTGGATTCTTATTACACGGTTACAAGAACTTCTCGTACTGTCCAGCGGTTATCTTGAATGATGAGGTTATCACTGATAATCCTGAGGGTGGTACTGGTAAGGGTATATTTGTAAATGCCGTGTCTAAGATGAAGAACACTGCATACATTGATGGTAAGCGATTCAACTTTGATAGTTCGTTTCCATATCAGACCATGTCAGTTGATACTCAAGTGTTATCATTTGATGACGTCAAGAAGCACTTTGACTTCGAGAGATTGTTCTCTGTTATTACAGAGGGTATAACAATTGAGAAGAAGAACAAGGACGCGATCAAGATACCATTTGACAAGTCACCTAAGATTATTATCACAACCAACTACGCCATCAAGGGTAAGGGTAACTCATTCGAGAGACGTAAGTGGGAGCTAGAGTTTAAGCAGTTCTATACCAAGGAGTTTACACCACAAGTAGAGTTCGGAAGGTTACTGTTTAGCGAGTGGGATGAGGATGAGTGGTGTAGGTTTGATAACTACATGATCACTAACTTACAATTATATTTAAGCACCGGACTTGTTAAGAGTTCATTCGTTAACTTAAAGATCAGAAAGTTGTCAGCCGAAACATGCCATGAGTTTATTGATTGGTGTGGGTTTATTGACGGTAACGCGCATAGTGATAAGTTAAAGATGGATACTGTAATTTATAAGCAGGATCTTTATGTTGACTTTATACAGGACAATCCTGACTTTGCACCTAAGGCTAAGATGACCATATCTAGGAATACATTCTATAAGTGGCTAAACTCTTATGGAGTATTCGTGTCAGGCATACAGCCAATAGAGGGTCGTGACATGAACGGACGTTGGATAAAATTTGTAGCTAAACCAGAGCCTAAGAAGGATGAACCACAACTCCTATTCTGATGCTAAATGGTGTGTAGATAATGACTATCAGGTTTACATTAAGCCAATTGATAGTCAGTTCTGCATCGCTATAAGACGAGGGGGAATATCCTCGCATGGTAAGGAATGGCACATGGAGAAGGGTGTTGAGTACACCAGTACCGAAGTGCTAGGTTCTATGAGATATAAGACTGTAGAGAAGGCTACTGAAAAGATGCCAGAGGTTTATAAATACTTAAAAGAAAGACACAGATAACAATAGATATTATAAATAAAAAGAAAAAGAATTATGAAACAATTAGCAACAGAATTTCTTCGTAAAGAAATTATATTAAACTCAATTACAAAAGAAGATAATAACGGTAGGGTTTCTTTTAAGATTGGACTATCAAAACTTGACAAATTATCTTCAGAAGCAAACGAATTAGAAAGACAACAGTCAGATGAGTACGCTATTGAGTTTGCGGAATGGTGTATAGAATGGAGAGTTGAGTTTTGTGATAGCACTAAAGAAGGTATTTTATATACTTACGGAGGTATGTATCAAAAATATACAATGCGTGAACTATTAGAAATATTTAAAAAACAATTATGACAATAGATAACATATACAAGGCAAGGTTTAGTAGGGATTATGAGGTATACTTAGGCACACTGAGAAACCAAAAAAAGTTTTGCATTGGAGACAATGTATTTATTGGGTATGGAAAGGATAAAATATTCAGAGGTTTAGTAAGAGGTATTGAACTAGAAGACGACTTGAATCCTAATATATACTACAAAATACAAATACCTAAGGGACTACTACATGACTTTGAAGGCAATGAAGAGACGTCACTAAGTTTAACATGTCAGTACATCTTCAACTCAGTAGAAGAGGCTAAGGAGTCAAGGATTGATCAGTTAAATAAAATGCACGACCTTGAACTAGAAAGTATAGAAAGGTTCTTTAATCAGTTTAAAGATGAGACTGATTAAGTACACCATAGTATGGGTAGCAAGTAACCTAGCCATACCGTTCTGGGTAGTAGGTCACGTGCACTTAACTATTAACGTATATCATGACCTACACGAGATCATTGCCTCGTTTGGAATGAACATACTAGTATTCATAGGATTTTTAATTCAGTATAAAGATGAAAACAGGAATTGAATTATCATTAACACTACAGCTGGCGCTGGAGTTAATGGATGAGATGAGGTTGAAAGGTAAAACAAAGAACCTAGCCAACCTACTCAAGAACGACATTGAAAGTGACGTCGTTAATAACTACAATACGATGTACAAGAACGATCCGCAGATGGTAACTAACCTGATGAACTCTAGGCACCGACTGATAAGTCAGATAGCAGAGTTTGATGAGCCGGACCTATTACTGCTGTCACACATTATTAATCATGTGGTGGACAATATAGACAAGGCTAGAGAGAACAGAGTATTATTTTTAAATCAATTACTATGACACTAAATTATAGAGAGGTTGCATTTGTTTTAAATAAATCATCCGTAGAGATTAAAACTAAGTTTCAAGAGCTACTAAAGATCGATAAAGTATCAATCAAGGATGAGATTCACGTTGACGATCTGTCATGGCAGTTCGGTAACATTAAGTCAGTAGATCAGAGGTACGACGGATTGCCGCTATTCCCTTTCTACTTAAGGGAGTGCAAGAAATCATTTAGGAATTATTTAAATGAAAAATCATGCATCAAGGCAAAGAAGTTTACAGGCGGACGTACTATATTTTATAAAACGTTAACGCCTGAGGAGATTGAATTTTGTAATAATAATTTAGCTTACAAGTACAGAGAAGTTTATGGAAAAAAAGCTTAGAGAGTATCAGGTAGACATAGCGAATAAGGCTGTCGACATTTTAAAAATAAACAAAATTGTTTATATTAATTGTGAAGTACGTGTAGGTAAGACGCTTATGGCTCTTGAAACAGCTAAACTATTCGGGGCCAAGAACGTTTTGTTTCTTACTAAGAAGAAGGCGATCAGTTCTATCATTGGAGATTATAACGACTTCAACTATGCGCAATATTTCTCTATTGAGGTAATGAATGATGAGTCTATGCATAAGTTAACAGACACTTATGATCTTGTGGTTCATGACGAGAGTCACAGGTTCGGATCGTTCCCTAAGCCAGGGGTTGGAGCTAAGACATTTAAGAAAATGTTTGCTAGTCTACCGATGATATTTCTAAGTGGTACTATGAGTCCAGAGAGTTATAGTCAGTTATATCATCAGTTCTGGGTTTCCAATGCGTCACCGTTCAGGAAGTATACTAACTTCTATAAGTGGGCTAATGACTTCGTAAAGATTAAGAAGAAGTACCTAGGATCGCATGAGGTTAACGACTACTCCGATGCGGACAGAGACAAAGTGATGAGTGTGATAAAAGATTACGTCATCACCTTTACGCAAGAGCAGGCTGGCTTTAGTTCTGAAATAGAGGAAGAGATACTTTACGTATTAATGCGACCATCAACATACAGCATGTGTAGTCGATTAAAAAAAGATTTAGTACTCGAAGGAAAGGATGAGGTTGTTTTAGCTGACACACCCGTTAAATTACAGCAGAAGCTACATCAGATGTATTCAGGTACAGTTAAATTTGAGTCAGGTAATTCCATGGTGTTTGACACTATGAAAGCAGAAGTTATTTGGTCTAAGTTTGCAGGAAATAAAATAGGAATATTTTATAAGTTTAAGGCTGAATTAGATGCGTTAAAGCAAGTATTCAAGGATAACTTAACAACCGATATTGATGAGTTTAATAGCACTAGCAAATGCATAGCGTTACAGATAGTATCAGGACGAGAGGGTATTAGCCTTAGAAACGCTGACTACTTAGTATTCTATAACATTGACTTCTCCGCTACAAGCTACTGGCAGGCACGTGACAGAATGACTACAATGGACCGAAAGTTCAATAAGGTCTACTGGATATTTGCTCAGGGCGGAATAGAGTCGCACGTGTACAAGCAGGTACTAAATAAAAAGAATTTTACATTGTCACACTTTAAAAAAATATTATGATATACAGAGTAAAACAAATAGACGATAATACATTTATACCACAATGTAGACCTTGGTATAGTCTTGAATGGGATAATATAGATAGAAAAGATAACTTTGCATGGCATACTTATTCGCATTATGCGCATCACAGCTCTTTGGAATCGGCAAAAACAACTATAGAAAGATACAAAACTTATTTAAAAAAAGAATCGAGATACCCTAAATATTTTAAAGTATAATTATGAAACTACAACTAGAATCTTACGGAAAAAAGTATATAGTAGAGACACAGAATGACGACCTAGATATATTCGAATACTTCGAAATATTTAGCGGTATGTTAATACAGGCAGGATTTCATTCGTCAAGTATAAGTGAAGCTTATGAAGAATTGTCTGAACGATTTAAGGATATATCCTGAAAATAATTTAAAACTTTAAGGTTATACCATGAAACCAATACATAACTTAAAAACAGACTCGACACTTTGTAACAACTGTAGAGTAGTTATAAGTAATCAACTAACAGACAGCTTATACTGTCACAAATGCAAAGGATATGGCAAGCAAGCATCAAGCGAAAGTAAAGAAGAAGTACGAGAGCGAGGGTTGGATAGTGATCAACACGATAAAGCTAAGCGTTAGCGGATATCCTGACCTGTTCTGCTTCAAAGAAGGCAAGACTATATTTATAGAGTGTAAGGAGGGTGGTGATACACTAAAGCCACTACAGAAATTTAGAATAGACGAATTAATTAAACAAGGTTTTGAGGCGTTTTGCCTACACGACACTAAAGGAAAGATATACCCATGAGAGTAAAGCCAAGCCAAGAATATATTACAGAAGTAGCTACAAAGGTTAAGAAGTTTGTGACGTTTGAGTTTAATATAGATCTAAACTCAAAAAGCAGAAAGATGGAGTACATAGATGCTAGATCAATATACTATAAAATACTATATGACTTCTACAATCTAACATACGAAGAAATAGCAGACACGGTTGATAAAACACATGCGTCAGTTTTAAATGCTACATCAAATTTCAAGTACCATATAGAGCAGGACAAGTATAAACGTGAAAAGTATTTAAAAATACTATTAGCCCTTGAGTTAATATCAGAAGACGAAAGAGATTATATGTGCATGTCTGAAAAAAATACTAACTTATCTAAACTATATAAGCTAGTAAGACGTATACCAGAAGATAAAGTAGACTTCTTTTATGAAAAAATATACACATTGTTAGAGTATTGTTAATAAGTTATTCACATTTATATTAAGTGATGTGTTAATTTTACAAACAAAAAACTATTATGAAAAATATTCAACAGATTATCAATGACATAAACGATCAGACTGACGCTTTGTATGAAGGAATGTGTGACGGAGAGAAACAAGAAGTACTAAATGCAATTAGAGAATTAAGAACAATTTTAACTTATATCGAAAATGAAAACAATTAAAAAAGGACAGAAGTACTTATGTACTAAAGACTATATAATGGATGATTGGGGTTTAGCTTATAAAAAAGGACAGGTATACGAGTCTATTAATAATGGAGAGCTTGTATCTATTCTTTTTAATAATCATCAAATGTTTAGGGATGAAGACTTTAAAAATCATTTTAAGAGAGACAAAAGAAAAGATATTAACTTAGGAGGTAATGGAATATATATTCAAAACATACCGGTTATATTTGAAACTGTAAAGGCCGACTCTATTGTTGAGTCAGTTGTTAAGAAGTTTAAAGAAAGATCAAACGTTGGTATTAAAAAGTACGGAACTACGTTAGATAGAACTGACGTTAACTTTGATGGTTGGGCAGAGCATCTGCAACAGGAGTTGATGGATGGAATACTTTACTTAGAAAGATTAAGAAAGGAATTTAATGGAAAATAGTGTAGAGTTATTAGGTTATTATGGAGACGATAAAAATTATTATTTATTGAAATAATAGTTATTATATTTAAACCATAAACTACATTAATATGAAATGGACAATTGAAGAAGATAGGATATTAAAAGAAAATTACTCGTCATTAGATAAGGAATCTTTATTAAGTATTCTACCAAATAGAAGTTGGGATGCTATTCAATTAAGAGGAAGAAGAACCTTTAATATTGATAGAACATCTTTTATTAGGCAATTTGGGAATAGTCATGCAAAAGGAATGAAATATGACTATAAACAAAGGAAGAAAAAAGATAACTGTCAATATGTATCAGCTAGAGGATACAAATATATCAAAGTAAAAGAATTTGATGATACAATGAATGGTTGGGAAGGGTATAGACCAGAGCATATTGTCGTTATAGAAAAACATATTGGAAGAAAACTTAATAGAGACAAATTTGGAAGGGGCGAAGGTATTCATCATATAGACGGAGATAAGTTAAATAATGTTACTGATAATTTATTTTTGTATAGTAGCGAAAAAGAACACAGAGAAATTCATTCGCAACTTGAAAAAGTAACTTATGATTTAATTAAAAAAGGAATAGTAAAATTTAATAAACAAACTAAAAAATATTATCATGAACAATAACACAGTTGAACTGTTAGGATACTATGGGTCAGACGAAGTTATCGCATTATCGGCTTGGACCTCAACTTCAAGAGACTTGACTGAAGATAAGATTGGTAGAATACCAAAGCTATTAGATATGTTAGCATCAGAAGGTCATCATACTCCATTTGAAAAAAGTCAACTTCACTTCTTGGTTACGGTAGACCAAGCAACTCACATCCATTTACTAAAACATCGAATTGGGTGTTCGATTAATGGAGAGAGTGCTAGGTACAAAGAACTTAAAGAGGACAAGGCTTACTTTCCAGAGGATTGGGATAGTATAGGAATGAAACTTCAAACTTATGATTGGCTAGACGAACTTAAAATATTCACTAGAACAAGTAATTTATTATATCATCAATGCCTTGAAGAACTCACTCCGATACTTGGTAGAAAAAGAGCTAAGGAATCAGCTCGTTTCTTTAAGACAATGAACTCTCAAATTACACTAGACATTTCATTTAATTGGAGAAGCTTTGCTCACTTTCAAGGATTAAGAAACTCAGAGCATGCTCAAGTAGAAGTTAGAGAGTTAGCTCAAAAAATGCTTGATCTCGTAAAAAATATAGAAGGTAATCCATTTAAATACACAATTAACGCTTTTAAATTATGCCAGATATAACAATGTGTAAACCGATACACTATCCATTAAAGGACACGTGTTACAGATGTAAAGCAGAGCCAACACCTATGTGGCAGTCCTACTTTATGAGTGAACCTTACGATAATAAAACTAAAACATGCGATTACTATTATGAAACAAAGCCCACTGCAAAGAATACAACGAGTAATGAACTACTACTATAAGATGGGTCATAACTCTGAGAGAGTAAATAAAATCTATAAAAAAATCTTAAATCAAAAGTATGGGAAAGAATAAGTATCCTAGTGAAATGGAGGTTATGGTAAATGACCTTGTCACTAATGGAGTTTCAGTTACAAAAGCTGTCAAGAGAGCATGCGCATCGTTTGGCATTGAGTTTACAGACGCTGTAAGAAGAAGATTCCATGACGTAGTAAACAAGTCTGATACCAATCAATACAAGAATGAGGTTCAGTTATCAGCAATGAAACCTGACGGAACTATAATGAATATCGAGGAGTACTGTGTGTACTACGGTATACCATTTGAACAGGCAAGAACGTATAAGCTAGTTACCCATACAGGAACTCCTTACTATAATATTGCTAGTAACATTTTAAAGAACGATGATATCAGTAAGTTCTTTGACGATCTTCTTAAGGATTTATCAGAACTTCCAAACAAGCCAACCACAATAGTAAGACAGCGTCCAATAGATAATGAAACTTATTTATTGGTAGTTGATCCAGCTGACTGTCACATAGGTAAATTATCTATGAGCTTTGAGACTGGAGAAGATTACAACAATCAGATCGCTGTTAAAAGGGTTAAGGAAGGTGTAGACGGAATTATCGAGAAGACTAAGGGATTCAATATTGATAAGGTGCTATTCATAGGAGGTAATGATATTCTACATATCGACACTCCTAAGAGAACTACTACATCTGGTACTCCTCAGGATACTGACGGAATGTGGTATAATAACTTCTTAATAGCTAAAGAACTTTACATTGATGTATTGTCTAGACTAATCCAGGTAGCTGATGTGCACTTTGTTTTTAATCCATCAAACCACGACTTTACTCATGGATTCTTTTTAGCTAACGTTATTGAGACGTACTTCAAGGACTGTAAGAACATTACATTTGACTGTGACATTAAGCATAGAAAGTACTTCAGGTACTACGACAACTTGATTGGTACTAGTCATGGCGATGGAGCCAAGACTCAAGACCTTCCGCTACTTATGGCCCAGGAAAGTCCTGATTGGAGTAGCACAAAGCATAGATATGTTTATACTCATCACGTCCATCATAAGACATCTAAGGACTTTATAGGGGTTACGGTAGAGAGTATGAGAAGTCCTAGTAGTGCAGATGGTTGGCATAGCCGTAACGGTTACCAGTATGCCCCTAAGGCTATTGAAGGTTTCTTACATTCTAAAACTCACGGGCAGATCGCACGGATAGTACACGTGTTCTAGTATGAGAGTCGGTCTTAATAAAAAATTAAGAAAAAGATTTTTAGTAGACTACCTTATAGATAGGGTAGTTCTACTAGATCTTAATACATTCAATGTACACTATGCAACGTGTACAAGGGACGCACTTTACCTTATGTTAATTCAAACTAACGATAAGGATTCACTAAAAAAAATAATTAAAAAAAAGAACTGGACAGCCAGTCACATAAGAAGAAATGGAAAATAGATATAGAACATTAGAAGCAAAGATTGAAGAATGGGCAGAAGATAAAGGTATACTATCTAAAGCTACCCCAACAACACAAGCATTAAAGACATTAGAAGAATGTAACGAATTAATGGATGCTATCGACAAAGAAGATAGAGACGAAACAATAGATGCTCTTGGAGACATACTTGTAACACTTATTATTCAAGCTAAAATGCAAAATGTTGACTTACTAAATTGTTTACAGTCGGCATACAATGTTATCAGCAAAAGAACCGGAGTCATGAAGAATGGAATGTTTGTAAAAGATAAACCCGCTAATTAGCGGGTTTTCTCATTTTCATTCTCATTTCATATAATCTAGGATTCTTCTGTTTCAACTCTTCATCGGTAAGCGGAGACTTCTTTTTATTCATGTCTTTAAACTTTCCTGTAAGAATAGATCTTATTATTTCTTTAGAAACCTTAGCTCTTTTCATTTCTTTCTTAAGAGCCTTCGCGTCTGTACCAAAATATATAGCAGCATCATAATCATTTTTAAGCTCTTCGTATAATTTTTTAGACTCTTGATTAGATTGATTATAAGCTTCCTGCAACTCTTCTTTTGATACTTCTTTGTTCTCAAACTTTCTAGCGGCTCTGTTATATATATTCCTAACCTCTACCTCTTTCTTTTTCATATCTGAAATTTTAAAAGAGAACTGCTTTTCTAAGTCAACATCCTTAGCTTTATATCCAGTAAACTGACCGGCCATCTCATTTAACATTCCGTCAGATTCTGCTACTTTTGTAATAGAAGATACCGTACCAGGCTCGAATGTTTTGTAAACTCTAGAAAGTATAGCCTCTGATTTCTTTTCAAAACTATCAGACGGATTGTATAATTGGTTTCCGTAAGCGTCCTTGTTTTCTGATATTTCAGTAAACATAGACTTAAGTATGTCTGGATTTGTAAACGGAGATATTAACTCCTTAACACCTTCTATAAATCCATCTAACAAATCTTCTCCTGCCATCATAGCGTTAATAGGCTTAACTATTCCTCCAAATGGATCAGATGCACTAAAGTCAATATAGCTAAACTTACCATCTCCTTCATTCTTAATTAAGATATTAGAGTTCTTAGACCAAGGAGCAACAAATCGTTTAGCCTTCTTTTTCTTTTCATCTTCATCATCTCCAAGTACAGCGCCTCCTATTAAATACATCATAGCATACTTAACCGCCTGAGAAGAAATAATCCCAGCCATTCTTAATGCTCCGATTTTTTTAATATCAGGATTGCTTGACTTCAATTCAGTAATTGATAAGTTAACAATGTTGTACGCTGTTCTGAGAGCCTCTGTTTGGAACGAAATAAACGTTCCTACTACAGGGAAGGCTTTAACTAATTTAACAGCTCCAGGCACGCGTCCGTAGTTAGGAAGTACGTTCTTAGTTATCTCAGTAACATACTTTTTCACGTCATCCTGTTGGCTTTCTGTTAACTTAGAATATTCCTTTCCGTACATTGCTTTAGCATATCTACTCTTTTCAGTTTCATAAGAGATTACCTTGAAGTAATCATCCTCTGCCTGATAAGCATTTTCAGCTAAAGACACACCTTTCTTTCCTAATCTTTTTACTTTATCAACGAATTTTTTAGAAGGGTTTAATTCTTCGTTATTCATTCTTCTTTCAAAAGACTTATCAAAATCAGCGTCCTTAAACATTGATCTTAATTCTCCAAGTACAGCACTCTGATCAACAATACCAGCATCAACATACTCCTGCATCTTTTTCCTTAATTCCTTATCGGTTTTATTAAAAAAGTCATTATGTATAACCTGAGCTGATTTTCTGTACTCATCAGGTTTAAAGTATCCATTAGCTAACATAAATGTAATGTTACCAGAAACGTTTTTAAAGTGAGTACCTACAGATCCAACAGTTTTAAGCCACTTAACAGTGCTCAAAAGTTTCATATAGTATTCGTATATACTCTTAACTGTACTAGATACTTCAAATGGAAGCGCTACTTCAATACTATTTAATATTCCAGCAGACTCCTTTAATGATCCAGCTATTTCCTTAGTGGTATATAATCCATTCAAAGGATTCATAGTCTCACTTCCTTCAGCCGCTATTAGAGTATCAAATTCCTTAGGTCTATTTATATCATTCTTTTCAAACAAATAAACTCCTATACCATTATCTCTTACAGTATTTAAGAATTTAGCATTATTTATTAATGAAGCTATTTTAAATATTGTTCTAGAATAATTCTGAGCAGGATCAGTATATTCACCCATCAAAGCTCTAATTTCAAAAGGAATATCTGTCTTTTGTTTTAGTATAGATACATCCTTAGATCCTGTTTTACCAGAAGATATAAATGATTGAGCTCCTTCTCTATCTATTAAATCATTGATAGCTAAGTCTACCTTATTTTCTAATACAGATTTAACATCTAATCCTTTCTTTTTAGCCTCTTTAGTCGCTTCACTAAGTAATTGTTTCTTTAGGAAATTCTTAGCAGCCTGTAGAACTTCTTGATCTACCTTCTCGGCCCAATTATCTTTATCAAATACTTCGTAAGATCTGGTTAAATACGTTCCAATATTCTTACGAATATTTTCTGCTTGATATTCATCCACAATTCCAGAGTTTATTAATTCATAAGATAATTTGTCAATATGATCTCTCATAGCGTTACCTATCTCTATGAAGTTATCTGGTAATTCTACCTCTTCTCCTCTTACGAATTTATCAAAATCAGATATTACTTTCTCTTTATCTCCATCGTAATTTTTAATAGCTACATCTAAATCGTTAACTAAGTAAGAAGCTATTTTAGATTGAGCCTTGATTCCAGCTTCTATATTTTCTTTAGCTATAAAAGCATTTTTAGGCAAGAAGGCTTTAGCAGACAAGAACATTCTTTTAAAACTATCTAAAGAAGTAATTACTTTGTTTCTACCATCTCTAGTGAATACACCTTCTTTCTTTTGAAGCGTGTTCATTTTTTGTTTATTATATTTTAGAATTGCTTCTGTAGCTTGTTCAATAGTAAATCCTTTAGACTGTAAGTATTTAGATATTTGCTTCTCTGTCTTTCCTTCCTTTTTAAGTCTAGCAATAGGTAAAGAAGACTGAGTTCTTTTAGCAACTTCTTTTACTCCGATACCGTAAGGAGCTACTACTTGTTGTTGTTGAATCTTACTAAGTTCGCTATATTTATCCTTTAATTCAGCAGGCATAATATCAAAATAATTTATCTTTTTATCAGGCACACCAACTACTTCACCTAAAATATCATTCTCGTATGTAGAGTGACTAGACTTACCTCCAAAACCAGTAGGTTTTAACACAAGCATGATGTCGTTTAATTCAAAATTATTATCTGAATAAAAACCGTCTCTAAGTGAGTTTAAATCTATAAATGCATTATACTTTTTCAGAGTTTCATTTAAAGGAGTTTTTTTAGATTCTTGATCTAAAACACTTATTAAAAAATCTTTTCTCTTAGGAGTTTCTTTCAATTGTTCCCAAGAATTTACAGATTGTAATAACTCATTAATAGCTTTTATTTTAGAAGAAGCTAATACATCATTTTTAAATTTATTGAAATTAGGAATTCTTTTAGATAAAATATCTATAAGTCCCTTATTAAACAACTTGCTTTTTATAGGAGACCCACTTATTATAAATATATAGTCTGATTTTCCTATTAACTTAGTTATTTCATTTTCATTTTTACCAGAAGCCCAAATTATATTATTATCTCTATTCTTTGGATCAAGAGCAAATGATGGACCAGCATCTAAATAATGCTCTCCTTCTATAGCTACATCATAGTAATTACCTCTACCAAGTTGATCAGCTACCCAAAACCAAACCTTTTCTTTTTTATCAGATATTTCATTGATTAATTTATCAATATCTATAAGATCTGACTGTTTAACAAAAGATAATTTATGATCACCAACAGTTACAGATTCTCCAGATTTTGACTGTCTTATTTCTACAGGTTCTGATATATATGTAGAAGCTCCGTAATCTAAAGCTTTAATATCTGATTCAGTTAAAACTTCTCCAGTAGCAACCTTTCCAGATAAAGTATTCATTAAGTCAACAACTTCAGCATCTGTAAATTCTTTTAAACCAAAAAACTTAGCTATCTGATCTAACCATTGCTTAATTAAGCTCTGAGTAGGTTTAGAAAGAGATGGATATCCATCAGCTAAGAAACCAATAAGCTCTGCTAGTTTCTCTTCATCCCATACTTGTTCCTGACCATTATAACCTTCTTCTACAAATTGTTGTAGTTTAAGCTTCATATCTTCAGGTAATGACTTTTCAATAGAAGTAATCATCTTAGCTGTAATCCTCTGAGCTTCAGGATCAGTCTTTACTTTATTTAAAAGTACAGCATGGAACACCTCGTGAGCTACGGTTCTACCGTTGGCTCTTGAAGGATTAATATGAATAGTATTATCTATAAACGCTCCGTTACTTAAAGACTCTCCAACAGCTTTCTTATAATCTGCGTCTGTATTGTGTAATACAACCTCAACATTAGGTAATATTCTAGATAAAGCAGTTTTTGCTTTTTGAACTAACGAAGGTAAATCATTTGACTTTTCACTCTCATCAATTACTTCTTGTACAGTATTTACCTCTGTAGTCAAAGCTCTTGCTTGACCAACAAAACTATCTCTATAAGCCATAGCCTCGTCATAATCCTCAAAAGTCTTCTCCTCTATATCTAATTCGTTATTAGGATCATAAACCATAGCAACAACATCAGGAGTACCGTGCTTCTCTTTATTATAACCATCAGGAACTCCATACTCCAAACTAAAAGGGACTCTAGAAACTATTCTGAATCCTGCCTTTTCGTATTGTTTTGTAAGATACCCATCAAAGTTATCTAACTTAATACCTCCGGCCTCTACAGCTTTATTTAGTAAGTCCTGGGCAACTCCTTTAGCATTAGATGTTGGTTTTTTAAATAAACCAGCTATATCACCGTCAGGTTTAACCAGAGCAGATCCATCAGTAGTATCTATAATTGTTCCTTTAGCAGCATCTTCAGCAGACACTTCACTTACAGACCAGTATGTTTCAGGGTCTGACTCCTTTGTTTTAGTAAGCTCTTCAACGTATGCCTGCGGAGTAATTTCTGTAATTACAGCTTCAGGAGTTTCTACAACAGTTTCTTCTTTAAGTTTAACACCTAATGATATATCAGAAAGTTCTTTGTTTATTTCAGATATTCTTTCCTTTTGTTTAGTAGATAAACTCTCGTCTTTTCCGTTTATTTCATCAGTAAGTTTATCCTTTTCAACTAATAAATCAAAAGATTTTTTCTTATCTTCTATAGACATGTCCTTAGGCATTCTATTAAATGTAGAAGTCATCTTATCGAAAGAGTTAAGTTGAGACTCAGCCTCATCCTTAGTAATCTTTCCTTCGATCATCTTATTTTTTAAGTCAGTAGTAAATAGTTTTTTAAACTCTTCTGAATTCTCATTTATATTGTCTAATATTTCAAATTCGAAGTCAGTAGATTTCTTACCTAGCTCATTATTCTGCATAGCAGTATTAATAGCAGGAAGTGTAGACATAACAGTACCTCCAATACCCTCCATTATAGCGGCATCAGATATTTGAGATACAGCATCCGATAATGTCTCCGGAGTTTGAAACATCTTCTTATCCTTAACTACATTGTATATATCTTTTATACCTATTTCAGCAGCCTGTTGAGATCCTCCAGTTATAGCTTCAGATGTAAAACCAGATCCAACCTTGAAAAGTCCAGATGCAATTCCACTCTTTATTTCGTTATTCATAGCTCTTTTAAAGGTATCTGCACTAGCATCTGCTCCTACCTTTAATAAAGTTTTATGAACTAAATTATTTACTATAGAATTATTTTTCATAACTCCTTGTAAACCAAACTCTTCTAAAACAGCGTTAGCAATACCTATTGGAACTATAACTGCTAGCTTTTCGTTTTCACTTATATTTTGAAAGTCTGGGTTAGATTCCATTTCTTTTTCAACAGCATCTGACCCCATAAGAAAGAAGTTAGTAGCTCTTCCGTATACACCACCTAACATTGCAGGAACAGAGCCAGCAAGACCTAGTATTCCGCCCTCAATCAATCCTGAAGATTCTTTTTTCTTTATATACTCTTCGGTAGTTCCTTTATCTCCAAACAATTCTACATTACCCTTTCTTATAGCGGGCAATACGTCTTTTTTAGCCGACTTTTTTATGTAGTCATCTATTTGATTTTGGTCTAAACCTTTATCCTTTAATCCTTTTAATTCTTTAGGGGATATTAAGTACTCAGAAGGAACAACTTCTGCAATTAAATCAGTAACTCTAGATACAGCTCCTGAAGCCATAGAGCTGGCGCTCTCTAGCATTTTATTATAAATAGCACCAAACCAGTTACCTTGTTCTGCCTTATCTCTAAGCAAGTTACCAGAAGCTGACTCTATTACTTTTTTATTATAATTAATAACTTCAGACTTGTCCTTTAATAAGTTAAACTTATCTAAGTTTTCCTGAACCTTTGCATTATGTAAGGCTATTTTTTGTTGGAACTCCGGAGTGTTGTTCCCAATAGATAATTGATAATCTATTTCTGCTTTCTCATCAGATAATTGTTTTTTAGCTAAGTCAATATCTTTTAAAGATTTAGCGTACTGGTTCTGAAGACTACTTACTTCAGATATTTTCTGATCTATTTGTTTTTTATCTACTAAAGATTTAGATTCTTTTCTAGCTTTTTGAGTTGCTTCAGAAAAATCTTCCTTATTCTTTTCTATAGATATAGCCTTAGTAACCTTAGGGACAACGTCTTTTATTATCTCTACAGTTTCTTTTTTAGGCTGTATAGTTTTTTTCTTTAAAGACTCTACACTTGGAAGTCCTTTTAATATAGGTTTAGGTTGTTCTCCATCTGAAATAACCGATTCCTGTTGAGGTATTTGTTGATCTATAACCAACGAAGTATACGCATCCTTCGGTTGTGAGTTTGATCCCCACACACTTTCTTGAGAAGTAGGCTGAGTAGATTCTTTTTTTTTTACTTCACTGCCAATACCGTATTTACTTTTAAAGTCTTCAACAACAAATTTAATATTGTTTTCAGGTTCTTTATTGCTGATCATTTTTTGAACTATACCATCTAGTTTAGTTCTGTCTTGTTGTGATAATGTCTTGTTATCTGGCATGATTTAGTAATTATATTTAGATCTTAAATTTTCAACTTTATTTGCAGGCTTAGATTCTACTGGACCTAAAGATGATTTAGCTGATGCTATATCTGAAAATCCATCGCCTAAAAATCTAAGTCTCTCATTTATTCCGTTTCTATTTTTATCCTCATAGATAGTGTAAGTCTTCTTGTCTTTGTAACTAGATCTTATTTTGTCATCAGTCATACCAACAGTTCCGTTGTAAGCAGTATACGTAACAAATAATTTTCCATTAGAAACACCTACTCTGTTTACTTGTTCAACAACTCCAGGAGCTCTCTTGATAGTTACGCCAGAAACAGGGACAACCTTACCAATAGTTTTACTTCCTTTGTTTATAAAAGAAGGCTCGCCTATAAAAGTAGTTTTATTAGGATCCTTAGGTTTATCATCTCCACCTGATCTAGGTGCAAATCCATGCCAAGTTGCTTCTTGTTGTTTAACAGTTTTGTTTACCTGTGAAAGTATAGCGTTTTTTATAGTATTCTTTGCTTCTTCTTCTTGTTCAGCAGTAAGCATAGGCTTATTCATTCCTGTAGAAGAATCTCTTTGCATCAATATATTATCCTTACTAGCTTGTTTTGGATCATCAACTAAATTATAATCTCCAACCTGTCCTAAAATAGTAGCCATCTTGTAAGGATTAGAAGCTATAGAACTAGCAGCGTCATCCAAGAATTTTTTAAATTCAGGTTTTTCTGCTATATTGTCAGTAGTCCATATACCACCGGCTGGCGGTTTTTGAAGTACATACTCAAACTTACCAAGGTCTTTGGTAAACGGTGCGATTTCTTTAGGAATATCAACCTTTCCAACAAACGTAGATCCGTTAGTCTTTATCCATGCAGGTGGTTGTAAGCTGGACTGATCTATTTTACCATCAACGATTTTACCAATATATCCTCTACCAGTTAATGGATCAATATAGAACTCTTTATTACTTAAATCTAAAGCCTCTCCCTTTTGTTTTTGATTATAATCATCTATAATTGAAGTCTGTCCTTTACTAGACAAGTCCATATACTTTTCATAATCAGACTGCAAAGTCTTAACAACATCATTAATATCAGTAAATGACTGCTTCATGTTGTTTTGTATGTTAGTATATTCTTTTCCTTTTATCTTTCCTGAAGTATAAAGCTTATAAGCCTCACCTAATAAACTTTTAGACTGATAACTAGCATTAGTTATAAAACCATTTAACCCCTGGTTTTGACCAGCGGAAATTTTATTTAACGAGTTGTATAGGTCGTTAGTTTCTTGCTTTGCTTTTTGCCTTTTAGCTTCTCTAGTAGCCTCTTGCTGAACTAAAGTATCCCTAACATCGTTAATAACTGTAGACCAGTCTAGTGTTGGATTAGCCTTAGTTTCGGCTGGATTTACATATCCTAAGTACTCTGCCATAATTAAAATGTAGTGTTAGATAAATACCCTAATGTATCAGGCATGCTTACAGCAGCAAATGGGTTTGATTGAAATGCGCTCTGTCCAAAACCGATTGGAGCTTGTGGTGCAGGTGCTAATTGAGAAACCCCTAGCTGACTAGTTGGTTGTTGATAATTCATAAACTTATTAAATACTCCAGAACCAGTTCCTGTTAATGCAACTGATTTAGTTTTAGAATACTCAGGAATCATAGCTCCTAGCCCTTTTATTAAGTCTCCTCCAGCACCTATTGCATTTTGTTGAGCCTGTAGTTTAGCCATTTGAGCTGCTGCTGAAGCTTCTTGAGCCCCTGCTAATCTTTGACCTTCCATCATAGCCAACTGATCAGCTGTCTGTCCTGCCTCTTGAGCCTGTAACTTACCTATATTAAATAAGTCTTGACCTAAAGCATCTCTAGTTTTAGCTTCTTGATCAGCCGCAACAGCCTGTACTTTACCAACACCACCTAATAGTAATCTTGGATCGCCCTCTTGAAGTGCCGACATGGCTTGTTGCTGTTGAGCTGTAGTCTCTCTAAACTCTCTGTCGTATGCTTGCATAGGAACTTGTAGTCCCTCAAAAAAGTTTTGACTTAACAATCGTTCTTGTTCAGCTGCTGACTTTTCTGCTTGTCTATCAGCTGCTCTTTGCAGTTCTTTTTGTTTACTAGCCTCAACTAAACTCGTTCCGATATTAGCCGCTCCAAGCCCTAAAGATACCCACGGCATTGCTGCTGATGCTGCTCCAGCTGCTCCTTGTCCCATAACTATATATTTTTTATGTATTCGTTAACATTATCTCCAGACATTAAATATCCGTTATCTTCGAATATTTTCTTTAGTACAGGAGTTTTACTTACAGTCATTATAAACTTACGTCCAGACTGTTTTAAATATTGTTCTGTAAACTTTACTAAGTAATCTAAGGATCCAGAACGTAACGCCTTAGTACTATTTTTATTCCCTGTTATAAAGCCAACCCAACACACGTCAGAGTCACTTAGATAAACCGGAATAGCATATAAATCTACTCCTTCATTACTCACTACAAATATGTTGTTTGGAAGAGCGTTAATACTCATTACTGGAAAATTCCAGTCCGCCCACCACTTACATAATACGTCGTAAAAATCGTGTTTATTCTCTATTCTACAGGAAAACATTTTTTTTTACAAAGATAACAAAATTATGGGTAACTTTTAAAAATGCTGCTTCCTACTGAAAACAATTCAACTCTTGACGTACTATCATTCTCTAACTCAAACTGCATATAGTATCCTCTAGCTCCATACGACTCCGCTGTGCTATTCTTTAAGCATAAAACGTAATCAGATACCGACGGAATATTTCCTCCTGTTACAGTTGTGTTTATGGTAATTGAATTGTTAGATATAGCTGTAATAGGTCCTAACTTCATAAGAGCTCCAGCATTGTTCTTATAGGCAATGTCTCCAACGTTTATAATACTTCCAATACCAAAGCCAAACGTCATTACTACCGCGGTAGGATTAACTGAATTTACAGTTGACACTCCGCCAATTCCTTGAGCTGATCTCATCGATAAGTTAATGTCTGATTCATATCTTCTTATGTATCCGAAGTAGTCTCCCTCTTTTAATGTAAAATAAGACGGACTAATAAAACCTGTATCTAAATCAGTAATAACGTTACAGTTCCAAGAATCGTCGCTATTTAACGATACGGTCTTAAAGTTCTTTACCGTTCCGTTTTCTACATTGAACACGCTAGTTATCTTAGAGTTATACTGAACCCCATAGAAGTTATTTCTAACTTCATTGGAGTTGTGTCTGTATAAGTTTCCGTTTTTAAATGTATAGAAATAAGAGTTCATACCAATCATTTTTTCTGGTATAAAAGAGAAGAACGACGTCCATCCCTTTGAGTCTTCGCTAAATGATAGTGTATATTCCATTTATTATTCTGTACAAGAAGAGTTAATAGTTAATGTAAGTTCTGATCCAACAAGTACTACCGTCCCTGTTTGAGCGCAGAAAGTATCTGCATCATATCCACCAGCTCCACCTATATTCCCTCCGGAAGGAGTTCCGTCACACGCAGTATATGTATAGCTTTGCCCGGTTCCAGACGTAGTACTTACTGTGTAACTAGTACATCCAACAGGAGGTGCGGAACAACTAACAATAGGTAGTAACGATCCGCTAAGTTGTTGTCTATAATTTCCTCCAAATGAGTAGTATCCGTCAGGAGCTTTTGTTGTTAATGCAGTATCTGTCCATACAGCTGTTGCTGTAGAGAAATCTGCTGTGTCTATGTAGTATGTTGAACTTGTTGCCATGGTTTGTTATTTTATTATTTATTTTTAACAGGTGTACTCAGTTGTTATTACTCCTGAATTATCTATTAGGTATGTTTTACCTCCTATTGATGCATACCATAAATTCATCCCAAAGAACGGAGTTAAAAGGTCAGAGTCTGTATACACAGTATCACCTGAGCTTAAAGACGAACTGTCAGTATAAAATGTTTGCTCTAGTGTTGCAAAACACGCAGCAGACGAAGTACTTTCTCCTACGGCCGAAAAGTCATGAGGATAACTAGTTACTACAGGATCGCAGTCACAAGCTAACGCCTCGTCTGTAGCATCATAACATAAACTAACAGCATAACTAGGCTCGTCACCGCACAGCGTGCAAGCATCAGCAGGAATCGTTTCGTCGTAACACATAGTGATGCTATAAGCATTCGTTAAATCCCATACTAAATATAAGTACTGATAACCACTAGGGTTACTGTATACAAACGACGACTCATACTTCCCTGTAACAGGATTAACTATTGGTGTAGCTTCTACTAGTAACGGTCTTAGTGTGTTTATTTCTGATTCAGTATATAACGTATCAGATACTAAGTACTTAAATGAGTTAGCTAATGGATCAAAATCAAATGTATCTGTAATGTACTTCTCAGATTTAATATTAATCGTACTTCCAATTGCAGGAATAACTCCTACTGAAGGTTGATCAGTGTTAGAATCGTATAGTGAAATACCGTCACTTTCTAGTAACACAAAGTCTATATTAGTCGGACTAGTGTATCCGTCAAGTGTCCAGTTGTAATTATTATGAATAGTTTCTCCTTCACTAGACGGAGAGTTAATTACCATTCTAATAACTGTTATAGGGTCAGCAACAGTACAGTTAGATATAAGAACATAAGTAGCCTCATCTGGAGTAATGGTAACCGTAGCGAATGTTGGGTTTACTTTTGTCTTATCAAATGTTAGTGTACCAGATCCAGATACATCCTCGTTAATAACAGTAGTACCGTCATATACAACCACTACAGTAGCCGATCCATTTTCAAAGTTATAGTCAAAAGAAGCCTCTCCAATTATATTTCCAAACTCTAAGTTGAATAACAACTCACTACTAGCGGTATCTTGAGATATAGTAAATCCACACTCTAATACTTCTATAGGTGTAGGTAATTTATTGTCGGTTAATGATAATACGTACTCTTTTAAGTACGGATCGTAACCTCCAATTTTTTGATAGTTTACCTTATCTTTAAACTCATCTCTAAACCAACCGTTCATGCCTAATTTAGATATAGGTGTCAACATATCCGCTTGAGACGCTCCTCCTTTTAAGTTAATAACAGATGTTCTCTTAGAGTCTGTAAAATAAATATCCTCTCCCCAAACTGCAAAACTTGCAGAATCGTTACTAATTCCGTACTCCTCTATTCTAGTTATCTGTGTACCAAGTACTTCAGGAACAGATGTAATTGCTCCTCCACCTGCCGCATCAGAAAGTAAATTCTTTTCAACAAGTACGTAAGATATTTTATCTTCTTGCAGTGTTAGTACATCTTTTTTTCTTCCGTGAAGTATGTTAATTGGACCAAATGATTTTTCACAGTCCTTAAAGTTTGCCAATGCTAAGTTAAATTCGTTTAACTTGTTAACATTAGTTTCTTCATTATATATTCCGCTATACGTTATTCCAGCGTATCTGTGAGCTTCTTTAAAGTCTTCTTGAGATACAGCGGTAACTCTACTTCCTAAATAGAAAGGAGCGCCTGTTAATGAATCTCCTATCTTATAACTCTCAACTCCGTTACCAAATGTAAAGCAGTCGAAGAAGTTTAAATCTACGGTTGCAAAAGCATTAGATATGGATTGGTTTACTACGTTTCCTTGGTGGTACCCGTCAATAATATCAAAGGATTCACTTCCTTCAAAGTATGTCTCTCCATTAGCTTCTGCAGCTTCTGTTTCAAATACCATTATAGACTCAGCTCTCTGTACTTGAATATGACAAAAAACTCTCGATACCCTTCTATCTACTCCACCACAATTAGGCGTTCCGCTCTTCATTACAAAGAATAGTCTACCATTGGCAGGGTCTTCTTGAAACTCGTACTGATTGGTTCCAGGTATTGCTGTTATATCTCCGGTGTATGGACTTTGTATCGTGTCTGTAAAGTGATTTTCATTAACAGTAGCGTCTCCTCCGGTTGAATTACCAGAAGTTAAGTCGATATGATCTCCAATTATAAATGCAAATAAACTGTCATAATCTTGAGATGCTGTAAATGATTTATCAAAAGTATATGTTCTCTCACCACAACTTTCTCCTCTAGCTCTTCTAGTTACTTTAAAGTTTATATTTATTAAACTACCAGCAGGGACATCGTAAGGCATAAACTCTAATTCTCCAGGATCCCCAAACAATGGATTATTAATATAACATGGATATGACAAGTTAGCATAGTTTCCGCCTTCGCTTACTTCTCCTTCATCTATAAAAGAATTTTCAGTATAATCAGCAGAGAAGTTTGAAGGTTTAAGCCTCATATATAAACCAGCTGGCTCTATAATATCTTTCTCAGCAGCATTTTTATTACCCTCAATAAAATCCTTACCTTTAGCCTCTAACGCAAGCACCTTTGTCTTGGTTAAAGTACTAAGAACTCCGTTAGAATCTGCCTTTACAATTAATGTAGAGTTTTCTTTAACTTTACTTCTGTTATCACCTTCTAATTTAAACCAAGTGAAACCGGAGTCTTCTTGAAAATATATATTAGAGTAAACTACTTGGTACTGACTCTTAGACGGTTTAACTACAAACTTATACTTAGTAGCCCAATAAGGAGCTATACTATTTACATTTACCCTTATGTAATTCTTCTTATCTGAATTATATGCAGGTACGAAGACTGTATTATTAGTATCTACTAATGCGGTAGAGCTTCGTCCATACTCATCCATATATACAATAGCCACCTCGTAATCTCTATTACTATGTAGACTTTGCTTTGCTCCTAACTGAGAAAAAGTTGCAGATACTATTGCGCTTGAAAGGTACTCATAAGCATATACAAATACACTTGGAGATGTTTCAAAACTGAACTTTATGGCAGGTATTTGAATACCTATCATATCTGATCCTAATGCAGCTGATATAACAAACGATCCGTCAATATTAAATATTCCGCTTCCAACTTCATTCCAGCCAGATTTAGTAATTACTTGACAGTTAAAGAAATCCGTTAATGAAGTTCCGGCACATGCGTTAGAATAAACCTCATGAGTAGATATGGCATCTATGAATTCTTGACTAGTAGCCAACTCATATACACTTCCATAATCCCTCTGTATATTAAATATAAAATCATACTCAAAACTATTCTCAGGAGCATCTGTATATGTAGCGTCACCAGAATAAGAGTCATGCTGTAAGTTTATATTAATCGAAATATAGGATCCACTAGTTAATGGTACTCCGGCTAAATCTATATTAAACTGAGAGTTGTTTACTGTTTTTGGAGTTGATGAATCTATAGTGTATACAGTTCCATTAGTTAAATCAACAGGTAATTCTACAAAGCCGACATCCTCTGATATTAAACTTAAGTCATAATCAATATCTATTACATTGCCATTCTCGTCCTCTATATTGTAACCATCTACATAGTTACCGTACATTAATCTGTTACCCATTGTTGTTTGGGCTTTAGCTAATCTAGGAACATTATCAAAAAGACGAAGTAGTTCGCTTTCTGTTAGCGTAGTGTATATTTTTTTATTTGTAAATGATATTTCTTGAGTGGTATTATCGATCCACCCCTCTTGTTTTTTATTATACTTTTCTATAACATTTATAATGTTAGAATCAGAAAATTTAAAACAAAGATCAATACCAATTACATTCTTATCTCCGGTATTAAAATTAATATTAACTGAGTTAAATATATTTTCCATTCCGGCATTTTCAAATGTAGAATAATCTATACTGAAATTTCCAGGTTCAAATGCTATCTCGCTAAATTGAGAAAGAGCACTGTACTCTCCATCCTTATATTTATATCTATAAGCAAAAGATATAAATTTGTCAGTTATATAATTCTCTTCATCTGGAACAAACGCAAGTGTAATGTCAGGAGCAGATGATGGAGGAGCAACTATCACAGATATATCACTCTCATCAATTTGATCTACTCCTAAAACAGGAGCAGGATAGTTTCTATCTATATTTATTTTTCTAGGCGGATTTAAATTATCCGTCCAAAACAATAAGTTATCGATCAAGTTTATCCCTGTTACTAAATACTCAGGGTTAAAATTAAGTACATCTTCAGATACAACATGATATCTCAATAGGTTTTTGCCGGCATTAAACGAAACAACCATATCAACTAATGGAGATGCAACAAGCCAGTATATTGTCTCTTTAGATCCGTCTTCATAAGCCCCTATACATGTAGCGTCTACAAGAGGAGATCCATTATACTGTAGTGTAGTTAACTTTATATTCCCCTTAGTATTCTCTACAGCACCGATACTATTATTTTCAGTAGATCCTATTCTAATATTCAACGCATCAATGTACTCCCCAGCAGGGATTACACGCTCGTCAAAATCCTTATTCATTCTACCGGCAATGAAATTTACATCAACGTTTGCCATATATCTTACTTAATCCATTTATCACGACCTCTCATATTCATCAATAATCTACCTGGATGAATATTACTCAATCTTATTTTTGCGTTTCTTAGAAGAGCTGTTTTATCCTTCTTAGCTCTATTAACTACATACTCTTGAACTCCAACCTTAGCGTTCAATATAGCATACTTAATGTAAGCGTATATAAACTCTTCAGCCATCTTGTTGATGCTTACCTTAGAATCATCACCGTCCTGCATACCATCAGAAATGTACTCTAAAATACATAACTCTCCAGCCATTCCAGAACCAAAATTAATAACTCCTGAAGCCTTGTCTATTCTATACGTAGGATTGACATTAGCTGTCTCGGTATTTAAACCGTAGTTAGCTCCAATAGCATAATCAAAGTACCAGTTCTGATCTATATTGACACCCTCTCTTCCAGCGTATAGTCCACTTCCAGGGTACATTGTCTTTTGTTGATTAGTAACTCTATCGTAATCTAAAATAGAAGTACCCTCCAGTACATTTCCATCTTGATCAAATAATACTCTACAGTTATTATCCTGCAAATAACTATTACTGTAATTCGTTTGAATGTTTTCAGTAAGCGGTCGTAATACACCATCCTTGTAAAGTGATATTCTAACGTAGTTTACGTAGTCATTAGGTAATATAAACTTAAGGTCGTCACAGATACTAATTTCTAATACCTTAATTTCCTTTAACGCATCGTAGTTTATTTCTTGAATTCCTCTCTTTGCGTGGAATAGTACATTATATCTCTGTACATTGTTGATTAATTTATCATTACCAACATACATCAACATAAAATTATTTACAATATCTTCCAAAGATATGTACTGGTACGATCCCCAGTTCTCATTTTCAGGTACATTACCTGAATTCTCATAGTATTGATAACCAGTTAAATATGCCATTATTATCCTTGAGTTTGTTGATTCTTAACTTCTTCCTGCGTTCCAAAAGTAAACACATCCCCTTCTCTGATAGATATACCAGCAAACTGAAGTATTTTAGCTGTCAGTAACGGCTCGTCTGTTAGTGGTAACTCAAAGTCTTGGTAGTCAGATGCAGATTGATTAAACAATGGCTCTCCTCCTGACAATGAAGTATACGTCCACTTAGGATCTTTAGGATATCTAATGTATTGAGTACTAACGTTTGACACTATAGACGATGGGTATACCTTGATGCTATCTCCTTCTAAAACATAAGCAGGGTACAGTACCGATGGAGCTGTTAGATTAGATGAAAGTAGATTTAGTATCTTATCTTGTGATACCCTATCAATTTCTTTTGACCCGTATCTTACAGTATTTAAATAGTAAAAGTCACTAGGTAAATCAAATACAGGAGTTGTAAATGTTAACGAAGCTGTAGAAGACAAGCTGTCAATAACCTCCTCAACGTTTTTTACTATGTCTGCATATCCACTTCCAGACTGTCTAGCATTCTGCTTTAATATCCATGTGTTGTACTGATAGAAGTAGTCTTCAAATATATCTAACTGTGCTTGTTTAGCGTACAAGTTGAAGTCATCTGGAGTGATATATCCAAAATTATTCTTGTTAGCTACAGACAATACAGTATTTCTTACTGAGTTTATCATTCTTAAAAACTTTTTACAAAGATAATAAAAAAAAGCGCCCTGTAAAAGAGCGCCTTTAAACATGAAAAAGAAAAGTAATTTACTCGATTTTATTCTCAAGCAATCTCAATACTTCAATACCTTCATCTGTTTGTAGGTAAGAAGCTAATATGTAAATATGATTCTCTCCAAATGGGACAGTCAATAATTTTTTCTTGTTTTGTGGAAGATTAAAGTAGATATCTCTATTCTTATTCTTCATTTTTAACAAGTCATACTCGAAGAATTTAGCACATGTATTACGTAACTGTAGCATTGGATCGTTCAACATTTCTAAGAATGATGTTGGATAATTTCTTGCGTATACAAATACATCTCTCTTTAATTCAGCAGTAGACATTTTTTCGATCTTAGATCCTAATAGAACTCTAGCTACAGCCTCTAACGAGTCAATATCTAAGTCTCTAGCAGCAATCTGAGCATCTAATTCACTTGTTAATTTGTCAATATCAGAAGAAGCGTCTTTTTCTGTATTAACCTCTTCGAATACACTTCCATTACCTGGATGTAAATCTAAGAATTTTTGTAAAACTGGATTTGTTTTAGGAACCTTTAATGCTCCATCCACAAATACAATAGGTTCTAAAATAGCGTTACCATCCTGTTCGTCTTCGAAAGGACTCTTCTGGTTAACTGCATATCTTAAAGGTCTGTTTGATTGTCCGTCGAAGTATAACAATGGTGCTCTATGAGTATTTCTAGATGACAACATGTAGGATAACGGAGTGTGTTTTTTCTTAAGTACGTAGATCTTGTCTACAGACATAGCTTGATTTTTCATTTGATAAGATTTAAATTTTTAAAAAATAGAGAGGGACTTAATTGTCCCTCTCTTATTATAACTATTTTCTAGTTCTCGAACAAGAAGAAGTTGTTAGCACCTAAAGTACATAAAGCTCTTTCTGACAAGAAGTGAACTTCCATAGCATCTAAGCTAGAAGTTTGTGCTCCACCAGCAGAACCAGTAATCCAAGTTTTGTAACGTCTGTCTTCAGTCTCAGAAGCTCTATAACGAACGTGTAAGAATGGACGTTTAGCGTTTTTACCAAGAACTTGATCGTAAACAGTAGTAGATCCAGCAGGAACTAATACACCGTTAATAGCTCCACCAACTACTCCACCTCTAAGTGTAGCGTCGTTCAAGTATTTCCAGTCAGTTTTGTAGAAATCGTAACCTCTACGGAAACCTGTAAATCCTAAGTTCAATGCCATTTCTTTATCGTTGTCGAACAAACCGTAAGAAGTACCACCAGCACCGTAAGAGTTTTGAGCGGCCAACATATCGTCGATATCGAAAGAGAACTGACGGTTCAAGAACAATACGTTTTCTTCGATAGCTCCTTGTTTGTCTAAACGTTGTATGATAGCGTCAAAGTCAGATAATGCAGTTGGATTTCCACCAGCCCATACGTTACCTCTTTGTCCTACAGCGTAGAATAAACCTTCTGATCCTTTGTTTCCAAAAGCAGTGTTAGCGATAGCTCCTGAATTAGTTTCAGCAGGTACAGCTTCGATCATAGACATCTCTAAGTAATCTTCGAAACGCAAACGAGTTTCATGCTCAGATTTAATGTACCATAAGTATCCAGTAGCTCCATTTTCAGTAGTTACTTCAACCCATCCGATTTGAGCCATGTCAGATCCAGAAACAGCGTACTTCTCTTTGATGATGATTGGGCTGTTTTCGAAGATATCGTCTTGAGCCTCTAAAGATTCAGTTTGACCTTCAGTTCCTTTTTTGAATTCAGAACCATAAACGAAAGCAGTTACTGTAGCAGTAGCAGCAAATGTTTGACCAGCAGCCTCGTAGTAAGCAACATCAAAAGTACCAGCAGCATAATCTACTGAAGTAATGATAGCTTTGTTAGAGTTAGCAGCAGCAGCGTTATCTGATAAGAAAACTGTTTGCCCTGGTTTGAAAGCGATAGATCCTGTTAAGGTATCATCAACTGTAATTGTAGCAGTATCTCCACCAACAGCTGCGTCAGAAGCACAGTCAATGTATTTAGTGTGAAGACGACCTTGCTCTGCCCATTTGATAAGGTCTGAGTTAGACGGCATCTCAGCTCCAACTGCTCTTAAGAAAGATGCAACAGAACGATTTCCGTAACGTTCGAATTCTTTTTCATAAGTATCAGGAAGATACTGATTCAAGAAGTCAAAATTTGTGATGTAGTTAGTGCTTAATGTTTGTCTTGTAGCACTAGGTTGTAATGCGAACCCTGGGGTTGCTTGTACTGATCCAGCCATTTTGTTTTAGTTTTGTTTGTTATTTTTTATTACTTTTTATTCTTAGTCCTCTTCCGCTATCGCTGTCAGAAGCTACTACTTTAAATCCAGACTGAGCAATTGATTGTGGAGCATTTCTCATCTCCATATCGATATTCTTAATTTTCTTGGTGTTATCTAATAACGCCTCTGCTCTACCTTGTTCGTAAAAGAACTTGGCCATTTTTTCTGGATTCATTGCCGCGGCTAATGAACGATGATAACCAACGTGATCTGAAATTAATCCATCAGCATCTAAATACTTAGATATGAAATTAACTACGTCTGATTGAGCTCTCTTTGTCTCTGCCACATCTCCCGGCGAAAACTTAATTGTCTTATCTCCGACATTGAAATCAAAACCTTTGAATTCGTCTGAAAAAAGTTCTTCAGTTTTCTTTTGAAAGTATTGAGACTTTCTTAAACTCTCTTCCTGTTGACTACTGGAATCTTGAACATATTTCTTGTAAGCCTCGTAAGCTTCTTTTTCGTCATCAGAAACCAATCCACCTTTTGACTCAAGAGGCGTCTTATAAGTTTCTTTATACTCATCAAAAAACTTCTTAGCTTTAGCAAGCTCTTTTTTCTTAGCTATTTCCTTCTTCTTAATTTCCTTTGGGTCATCAAGGTCCTCATCATAATCAAACTTATCCTCGATCATATACTGGATATCATCTCTGTCTAAGTCTTCTTCTGTTTGAGAGTAGTACTCAACTAATAAATCGTTAGGATCCATGTCGTCAAAGTTTTTGTTTAATTTAACAAAATCTTCAATTCCACGACCCGTTTCTTTTTTGTATTTGAAATATGCAGCTACATCTTCTGGTAAGTCCTCTTTCTTTTCTTCTCTCTCTGCGATAAGATCATTAATAGAGTTTACTTCCTTTCCGTATCTGTTTTTAATATATGAAAGAACGTCATTATCTTCTAGCTCTGCCCTTGCTGGCTCTACTTGTGATTCTATTTCTACTTCAGGCTCTTGTTGAACTTCTACTTGTTCTGGTTGTGCAATACTCTCCTCATGCTTAGCCAATAACTCTTGTTCAACTTCCTGTACTGATTTTTGCTCGGCGACACCTAAGTCCCTTACAGTGAAAGTGTTTTCCATTTGATTTAATTTTTTGCAAAGTTAATTATTATTATATTATATTATCTAGGCTCAAACTCAGCAAAATCCATTCCATCCAAACTATCCTCATTTGACTCGAATGTCATCGGAGGAAGGTTATTTTTTCGTTGATCAATTAGTTTAGACTGCTGTGTGTTTTGTAGGCTTATACGCTTATCTTTTGCTTCTTCCTTCAAAGTTTCCTTTGTTTTCACGGCCTCAACCTCTACTCCTTTAAGTTGCATTTGCATCTGGAATTCTAACTGCATCAGCTCCATCTTCAACTGAGCCTCGCTCTTCATCTTTTCAATTTCATAAGCAACCTCTGCCTGTTTGATCTGCATCTTAGATTGAGTTTCAGCCTGTATATTTTGCATCGCTGTCTGAGCCGCCATCTGCTGTGATTGCATTTGGATCTGACCCTGCATCTCCTGCTTAGCCTGTTCGTTCTTTTGAAGTTGCTCTTCTTTTTTCTTTCTCTTAAGTTTAAGTAACTGATTAGCTAACTTAAGATTTCTCATTTCTCTAATATCAATAGCGTCCTCTAAGTAAATAGAGTCACGAGATAAAGCCAAACTAATATTCTGTTCTAACTGAGCTTTTTCTTCTTCGTCTGGCGATACCTCGATAAAGATACCGAAGTCATAAATGTATAAATCCTTAATCTCATCCAATATACCTACATTGTACTTACCGATCTGATTAATGAATTCCTCTTTAAAGTCAGAGTACTCTAAGATATCCGCTACTCTATATGAAATAGCTTCGGCCAATGACTTAGTAACAAACAAACTAGATTCTAATATGTGTCTTGTAGCTGTATTTGAATTTAAAGCAGCCAGCTTCTGTACGCCAACTAATGAGTTAGGATCAGGATTCGATCCATCTCTAGCCTCATTTAATCCGGTAACATCTCTAATCATACTTAGATAGTGATTGTAACTACCTACTAAACTAGCAATTTTACCTTGTCCGCTATTAGAGTTAAGTTCTTGAATAGGAACTCTAGCGTTATTGAATTCTCCATCTCCTGTATAACTTCTACCAATTACACTACCAGTCTGAAAGTATAATCTTAATGCGTCTTCAGGATTATATGCTGCACCGTTACCAAGGTCTACCTCGTTAAGTCCATCGGCATCAATAAATACACCGTCAGGAACTACCTTAGCAATTACTTGTTGTAACTTTAAGTGAGTCATTTGAATCAAGTCTGCAAAAGGAATCATTCTCTTCACAAGAGATTCAATGTTCCCCTTGTACATCCTTGGCGCTACAGCTATGTAGTTAGGTATTGCGTGTTGTGAAGCTGACTTAGGTCTAACCATGTTACGAGATAACTCCCACTTCAACATAATATTAGTACCCATTACCATCACACCATCGTACCAAACATCGATAGTCTTCTCAATCTTTTCAAAACGACCCTCATCCATCATCTCTTGTGGTGGATTAAACGTGTCGTCCTTTTCTATTATTTTATAGCTTCCGTCTTCTAAGTTCTTTTTCTTATAGACGATCTTCTTTGTAGTCTTGTAGTTCACATATAATAACGTAGCCGTGTCATTACTGAACAAGCTGTTATTATAAAACTGTGCTGAGTTATAATAGTCATACCATGACTGGCTATACTTTGATATTTCAGCTAAGTCTTCGTTGGTAAGTGTCGGGTCAATTTTAACTAGCTCTGTAATAGGTACAGTTTTAATTTCTCCCCAATAGAAACAATCCTTAAAGTACGGATCCTCAGTATAGCTATACACCACATTAGCAGGGTCAACATACTCAATTCTTACGCCGTCACCAGGAAGGAACATATGCTTAGCCATACCAACACCTAAGGTAGCGATATCGTAGTCTACTCTCTTTCTAGTTTCGTTATATTTGTTTTCGTCAAATACTGTATTGATAGCTTCCTCTTCAGCTATCTCAATAGCTGGCTTATACTTAAGCTGCATGTATAATGAAAGCTCCTCGTCATTCTCAGGTAAATCATCAGGATTAGTATCGAATGCATTAACACCAAACTGCTCCTTAACTTGAAGTAGCATATCCTTAGATACCATATCAGCCTGTATCATATCCTGATACTTAGATCTCTTATCTGCTGACATTGCGTCCTGTGCGTATGCCTTAGGTTTAAATAACCTGTCATTCATTCCGTTAACAACGATGTCAACGAATTTAGGTATAATAGGTACTGGAGTAAAGTCAAGGTTAGTATGAGACAAGTCACCATCAACAGCTATCTGATCCTTATACTTACCTATAGATTGCTCACCTCTTGCGTATAATCTTAGCTTATGGAAGTTACCCCACTGATCGTAGAATCTACAATTATTACCGTCACGACGAAACCACTGATTTTGCACTGCCTGACTGATTTGCAAGCCGTACTCATAAGATTCTTTTTCTTTATCTGAAGCAAACTGATTTGGAAAATCAGTAGCGGGTATGTTTATTTTTACGTCTTTCATTTATCTAATAAGTTCACTTCTAGTTCCTGAGTTATTATACTTTGCAAAATTAACACTTATTTTCGACTCTTTCTTTGCCGCTAAGTATATGTTCTTTTGATTAGCCATTATAGCTAGTCCAGAACTAATCGCAGCATCAAATTTCGTCCTGTTATTTATATCGAATTTAGCCCACTCCTCTATCGTTCTAGTAAAGTACATATCACCCATTTCATCAGAGTCTCTGTAGGTACCTTCTGTATCCATTCCTACATACTTTTCTATATAAGATTGAATAGCAGCAGCGTGTGATTGCTTAACATCTTCAGATGAGTTAGGTATTCCACCAAGCTCTCTTTCTGTTTTAGATAAGTTAGTGAAGTGCTTATCAGGTCTGTTCATTGAGAAACCTCTATATCCTCGATTTTTAAAGTGATACAATAGTCTTGGCTTATTGTTCTCAACTAAGATAGGCATTCCATAAAACACACATGCCATCAACACCTCTTCAAAGAATATCTCAGCTGTCTGAGGACGAGCTATATATTCAAGAAAAAAATGATTACTAGGAGCGTTATCCATATTAAACTTCGTAAGTCCGTGTAGCGATCCATTCGATCCGCCTCCACCGACTGTTCCGGATATATCATAAGGGTCGCAACCAAAAGCCCCAATGTGCTCATTGCCAGGATACTTGTTTCCATTCTTATAAATTACTTGATTCTGCATTGCTGAATTAGGAATCCATGATACTAAGAATCTACCCCTTGGATCTGGAGTCCACACCACTTGAGTATCTTTATCTCCATTCTTCCAGTGGAACGAACCTCTAGTTAGTATCTGATCTCTAATTAGAGAGTCGTTATAGTCTATCTGTTGATAGATCTTTGTTAGGTTGAACAATGAAGACTTACTCTCATCTCTAAACGCATGAGACTCTGTTCTTGAGAACTGTCTATAGAACTCGTTAAGAGCATCAGCATCATTCTTTAACGATGCAACCTCGTTCTCCCAGTAGTCAATGGCTCCGTTATTAATAGGTCTTCCATCAATACCTGTTATTGGTGAATCAGGCTTTCTAAATACAGGCATTCCGTATCTATCAATGTATCCCTCAAAGTTCCATTCCATTGGAATATATAGAGAGTACATACCTGATTTTGTCTGTCCATTCTCATTACGAGTCTTTATATTAGAGTCCTCGTATAATTTCTTAAAGTTAGCACCACCCTTAGCAAGTGCGTTAGGAGTAGAACCCATCATACACTTACCGATAATTCTACTACCTAAACGAAGACACGTCTTTCTAACTCGCCATCCATTCAATATATTATTAGGAGCTTCCAACTTACCAGACTCATCTTCAACTAAATATATTAGTTTCTCCCCATCATAGCTGTTGTCAGCTGTATTCTTCCAGTCAATAGATGTATCCAATCCCTCAAGCTCTGCTTCAGAGTCATCGTACATATTCTTCTTGGTAATCTTAGATGCAGGAACCCTAAAGGCTAGTTCAGTCTTAGGCTTATCCATACCGTCCATGATCGGCTTAAAGAAGAATGGCAGGTTACTTGAGATAGGGACTACCTTATTTGTAAACATAGTCTTAGCATCTCCCCCTGTCTTAGACTGAATACCAATCCTAGCATCCTTAGCAAGCGTTCCAATATTTACAGCCTCAGATGAAGCCATAAATGAAAACCCAGAACGTCTAATCTTAAGGTACACCATTCCAAAGCATCTAGGATCTGCCTTACACGCTTCCCAGTAAATAAAGAATATCCTATTAGCCTCTCTAAAGTCAGGAAGTCCAACATCAATCTTAGTCCACTGACAGTACATGTAGTGAGATCCGGTCATGTATGTTTCAACTCCATTATTCATAAAGAAGAAACCGTTCTCTCTTCTGTCGAATTCTTGCTCTATATAATCAACCCATTTGGCTTTAAACTCGCTAGGAGTATTATGCCATTGGAATATAGACTTAATCTTATCAAGCTCCTTAGGATACTCGAATGGTTGCCAGTACTGATTCTCTTTCTTCTTGTCTCGTGAGTAAATATTGTCGGGAGTTGCGGGTAATGCAATATACAATCCGTTAACATTATAGATCTCTCCGATAGTACCGTTCTTTGATATAACGATCATGTCGTACTTCTCGTCATAGCCATACTCCCAACTAGCCTTCTTGTTCTTAATAGACAAGGTGTTAGCTGGAATATGATTCCTGACTACTGAGTATAAGTTATTTTGATCGTTTTTCTGCAAATCCTTGTATTTTAGGTTCTGGCTTATCTGCTTCCTTTGGATCTTCGTTTAGCTTTTCAGATTCCTGCTCTATTCTGTTAAGAATACTAAAGGCATCCTCTATAGCTAAACGTTTTGTAGCTGCCGCATTCTTTAGTTTGTCAGATGAAAGATCATCGTCTCCGCCTCTTATAATTGTGTCTTCAGCAACCTTTATTAATTCTTCAACTGCTTTATATCCAGCTGATATAATTCTCTGTTTGATATCTTTTAATTCCATTTAAGTGTGATGTTATTAGTAAACATCCTGTACAGTTTTTGATCTTCTATAGTAAAAGGATATTCACTGTCTGGTTCAAATGCAATTTCATCTCCGACATTAAGTCCTAGAGATAGTAGTTCGTCGTTTATATATTCTATTGTTCCTACAAGAGGCTCTTCCTTACAGTTCTTTTTAATCGCAGATGTTTTAACATCTACGGGTTTTATAAAACAGTACTTAGAATGTGACTTCCAGTTATCATTATGTTTGTAAAGAAAAAACTGTTCGTAGTCTACAAAGAATAAATCATCCTTAAAGTAACTTGCCCCGCTCTTCTCTCTACCGCGCATATCATAGTATAACTTAAATACGTTATGATGCACTAGAAGAACATCTCCTTTAGTTATTTCTCCTGAATAGTTGATAGGTGTTTCGACTACTTCAGCATACCTGTTTGATGACTCGTGGTCTTCCTGGGATACGCTAGTAATTAAGTCTACTCCTCCTATGTTCTTTATATTATCGTATCTCCTACCATTCAAGGGTCTTACGATAAACATGTTTGGGGATTTCATTAGAAGTTGATGTTATACTCTATAGATATAGGCATATTACTATTAAACTCCTTCCAAAGAAAAATCTCATTGTCTTTCTCTATCCAGATCTTTATAGCCCCTGTATTATCGTCGAGTCTAATGAGATGAATTGTGTAAGACTTGTCCAATATAGGCTGACCTACAATGTAATGCATACCATTACTCTTGTAGTCAGCTCCTATTGTTATTTTTCTAATGTCGAACATTATGCTTCTTGCTCTACTTCAGAGATGTCTCCTGTATTGATATCAATAGAAATATTCTCTCCGTAAGTTTCAGATAGTTCTTTTTTAAATTCCTCTCTCTTAACGTACTGATCGTTGATCTGTCTAAGTACGTCAGATTTCTTGAATTCAAATTCAGTCACTAACTGTCCAATAGCTTCATTAGCTTTTGTGAAGAATGTTTCGAAATTTTGTAGTTTCTTTAATTCTTTTTCTTCAATTGATTTTTTTTCTTCTGCTTTTTTCATTTTGATTTAAATTTATTGGCAAATATACAAAATTATTTTTTAATGTACGATTTTCAGAATATCTCCTGTTCTATAAACTCTTCCAATAGCTAGCCCAGCTGTAACTGCCGCTGCGTTATCTGCATACTCAGTCACGCCTGTAAGTGATGGGGTATTAAGTATTAGTAAGTTTTGTTGTAAAAAACTTATAACATCTGCGAACGTAAAGTTTTTAGTTTCTAAACTATTTTCAGCGTCAGTTCCGACTAACTTGTCGTCTACAGTGATTTCGCTGTCGTCTGGGTATTGGCTTATCTTAGTCATTTGTTGGTAGGTTTAGTTGAACCATTACAGGATTGTTAATTAAATAAATTGCATCTTCTATTTGCTTTTCCATAGCTGGAACATCTAAAACTGATTCTAACCAACCAACTACAATTTCTTCTGTTAGTTCTTCAAAAGGAATATATCCTTCTGCTTCAGGTTTTGGAAAACTTTGCGCTCCATATACATCACTTGAAACTTCATTTTCATCTGTTCCAATTAATCTCCAATGTACAGTTTGAACTACGTTTGTTAAACCATCTTCGTCAATTACGCAATCCATTGGATTAACGTTCCATTTAAAATTTATCATAATTATTTGTTTTTTAAAATTTCTATTTCCGCTTTCAACTCCTTAACTGCATTAATAAGGATATATGTTAATTCGTGACCATTAAAATTTAAGATGTCAATTTCTTCTTCATCTGTTTCGTTTAATTTTCCTTTTATTGAACTAACACTATCGGGTAAAATTTCAGCTATTTCTTGAGCAATAATTCCAACTCCACCCTTACCTTTTTTAAATCCACCTAAACCATTATAATCATAAGTTATAGGATTAATTTTTAGCAATTCATTTAATCCTTTTGTATATGGATTTATATTTTCTTTTATTCTTTCATCTGAAGCAATAGTCCATAAAGCACTTGTTGGTTTAGCCGCACTATCTGTTGATAATTGTAATTGATAGCTTGGACTTGTTGTTCCTATACCTACATTACCACCTGAAGTGATACGCATACGTTCAGATCCAACGGTTACATCATTAAATGCTAATTGACCATCAAAACCGCTATAAATAGTGTATTTTCTTGCTGAACTATTATTTAAAGCTAAAGCAGCAACATTTGAATTTTGTATTTGTAGAGTTGTTTCTGTACTTGAAATTCCTGAACTCGGACTTGTTGTACCAATACCTACGTTGCCAGCTGAAGTGATACGCATTGCTTCTATTCCAGAAGTTAAAGTTTCCGCGCTTGCATTTACTCTAAAAATTAAATACCCTCCTGGATTTGTATTTCCTGCAATTATATAATTATCATTGTTGTTTCCAAGTTGCAATATACCGTTTGCTGAAGCATCGCTTCTTAAAGAAGTATTATATGTACTTGGATATGCAGATGAAGCAACACGCATTTCATTTGTTGAACGTAAATTTCCACTAAATCTACCAGTTCCATTAACGTCAAGTTTGTAACCTGCGTCTGTAGATGTTCCGACAAGAACATTACCACCTGAGGTGATACGCATACGTTCTGTTTCATTAGTAGTAAAAAGTAAAGGAGATGCTCCTTTTGTACCAAGAATACTAACACTATTATAGTTTTGAATGTAAAAGTTTTGAGTACCTCCTATAATATTGAATTGAGAATATTCAGCTCCTGTAAAAGAAGCTAAAGATGTTCCTGATGTAGAAACTTCTAATTTATTTGAAGTACTTGTTGTCCCAATACCTACGTTGCCTGTTTCAGAAATTCTTAATCTTTCTTGGTCAACTCCACTTATTGAAGTATTAAAAGTAATATGTCCTTGGTCAACAAAACTACCTGTTAAAAATTTAATTGATGAACTTTTAAATTGATTAGAACTACCATTATAATTATTAATTTCGCTACTAACTGTATTTGCAGTAGTTAAATTATTACCTGTTAATCTAATATTTCCTAAAACTTGTAGTTTTTCACTTGGCGAAGTTGTCCCGATACCTACATTTGTACCATTGTCATAAATGTTACTATTTGTTAAAGTAGTTGACCCACTTGCTCTTGGAACATAACCATCTCCTGTATTTCCTGATAAAAGTGTTGAACCTGTAATTGGGTTGGTTAAAGTAGAAACACTACCATCTGCTTTTAAATATTGTGCGCTTGTGCCTCCTGATTTTATGAATGAAGCAGCAGTTGTATTACCATTTTGATTTACAATAAAAGTAACGTTACCGTCTTTTCCAGCTCTTATTAAATCTCCAGTTGATAAAGCACCATTATTAATACGCAAAGCACTTCCTGTAGATGTGTTTTGCAACAAAACCCCGTTATCTGTTGAATTATTAGTAATAACTACGGCAGGGGCAGCAGTATTTGTAGTAAATGATTTACTACCTGTAATGCTTTGGACACCCGTTAACTTAACAACTTCACTATCTAAAGCATAAGTACTATTATCGTAACTAATCGTAGTACCTGAAATCTTAACAAAACCAGTACCGTTTAAAGCTGGCTGCTTATTGTTGAACGCACTCCAATCTGTAGAGGTTAAAGCTCCGTTTTGAGTAGAGCTAGCTGATACTAGAGTTAAATTTTGTAGACCATCAATGCTTAATCCGTTAAGATTACCAGTGATACCTATATATACAGGATTATGTCTTGAAGCTGTATTAGCAGCAACATCTGTATTAGCACTTACTCTAGCGTCAGTGTAATAAAAGTTGGTTGGGCCCTCAGGAATATTACTAGTTGTTAAACTAACAGCTCCTGTGAATCCATTTACTGAACTAACAGCATCAGTATTATCTACCTTCTGCCAAGTACCGCCGTGAAATATAGCCCAGTCTCCAACCTTCCAATCAGTTATTCCGTTAAGGTCTGTACTACCCGCAACGTTAACTATATAGTAATTACCATCAGTACCAAAGCTACTTGTTAAAGTAGGGGTGTTAGTGTTTGCATTCCAAACCCCTTGGTATATTGATCCGCCAATTAAACTGTTGATCTGATTCTGTAACTTACCAAAAGCAGTCAGCATCGTATCTGTGTCAAGAATAGTTCCTCCCGTAATGTTTACTCCGCTAAGTATTTTAGCAGTAACAGAGGCGTTATTTAAAGTAACTGATGCAGCTCCAGGTCCTGAAGCGGTTGCCTCTCCCGTTAAGCTTGTAATGTAATTACCTGCCGCTTGTTTATTATTAAAAGTATTCCAATCACTAGATGTTAAGTATCCGTTAGTGGTTGAACCTGCCTGAGATATTGATATAGCATTAGAAGATATAGATAGTGGAGTTGAAGCGCTAGTAATTCTATTACTGTACGCATCGTTCCAGTTAGATTCTTCTGTGGTTGTAGGTATAACGTATCCGCTAGTCAAACTAAAAACACCTGTTGTATTTGTATAGGTAAGTCCTGTAGCTGTAGATGAAATTGATCCTAGTGTTATATAGTTACTAGGATTTGTAGCGTTATAAGGGGTATATCCTAACGCTCCGACAATAGAATTATTTTCGTATCTTAATGTTGATGAGTTCCAAAATAGTCCGTTATTACTAGAAGGGCTAGGCACATAGACATCTTGAATATCTTTTAGTTTAGGCATTGTGTGAGGTCTAACTAATAGTACACCTTGAGTAGCGTGTACCCTAACAACTGCCGCAACTATTATCTTGGCATTAGGTGCTACTGGTTCCGTATCAGTTAAAAGACCATCTGTAGTTGTTGTTGAGTCGTAATATAAAACAGAACCTAATGTGTATGCTGTTGTATTTAATCCTCTAACATTACCAAATACAGTTACATATCCAAATTGATTATTAGCAAAGTTTTGAGTAGCTATACCTATGAAATACTCAGGATTAGAGTTTATAGTAGCAGCGTCTGCTTTAGCTATAAGGATGTGATTTCCTTGAACGCCTGCAAACATAACAGCATCGCCATCTGAAATAACCTCAGTAGCCTTTCCGTACATATGTAGTTCTTGACCTGCTTGCAGAGTAACTCCTCCAATAAGGCCCATATCGAATGTGCCATCAATAGCATTCCATACTATCTCTCCTACATCTACAGCCTCTGTGCTTGTGGTCGAGACAGCTAAACTATCTGCTTTTAATTGATGAACACCTAGGTTTACGTCCCCTGTTGCTCCGGTATATGGAACATACCCTGTTAATATAGGTCCTGTTGAAACTGATCCGTCAGCCATTAAATATTGACCGGATGTTCCGCCTGACTTTATTAATTTATTAGCTGTAACATCTCCAAGTTTGCTAACTTGAAAATTAGTTACTCCGTCCTGTTGTAAGTTTATAGGTGTTCCAGCAGAAGTTCCAATACTATTTACAAAAATAGCATTCCCTTGTGCAGAATTAGATATAGTAAAAGAAGGAGCATAACTTGTTCCAATTATCTTTATTCCTCCTCCAATTCCGCTAGTTCCTGATCCGTCATTATTAACTAATAATCCAAATCCAGCATCTTGATTAGTTATTATTTGTCCGTAACCCTCTCCTGAATTTAATATGTTTACGCCCTCTCCAGCTCCTGAATTAATTACATCTATAGAAGAAGCACCGTCAGTATTGACCATCTCAATAGATGCTAGTCCATCGATAGATCTTGTATTATTAAATTCTAGTTGACTAACTATAGAGTCTGTTTGATAGAATTTTTTTGTATTATATATAAACTCATCTCCCTCTATATGAACAAACTCACTTGTGTCGATAGTATAATCGGGTATGTTTAAAACGCTACCAACGAGTGTGGCTACTCCGCTAGTGCCTGTTGTAGTAAGCTCTAAATCTAATCCCTTATCAGTCCAAGAAGCCTCTATAGTAGACCCGTCCTGCTTAGTAAGGGTAAGTGTTTTTGTTGTAGTACCAGTAACCTCAGCACTATTTATTTTACCTTCGTATGCTGCGTCCCATTCCGTTCTGTCTATATCCAACTCAGATATAAACGGATTAACTCCGTCGTCTCCGTCGTTGATAAGTTCAGATGTCTTTGTTGGTATAAATTCACCCGCCAAGCTAACAAGAGATATCATGTAGTCCTCATCCTCTTCTAAAGATCCGTTACCTGTTTCGTAAGCAACAGTAACTACAAAGAAGTTAGGATCCGGCTCGTAAGGCTCTATACTTGATATTCTATAAAATCCAAACGAGTTAATGTCACTAGACTTAAATAACAATACCTTAGATCCGTCTAAGAAGTTAAGAAAGTCAGATACTATGTTTTGTTTTGTAGTGTACTTACTAAGTAAAAAAGTAGTAATCGAAGAGAAGTTAACCGTAGGACCAATCTCTGTTTCGAATGTTAACGTACCGTTCGGTCTAGCTTCTAAAGGATCTAATGTGTAGTACTTGTACTGTAACGGAGTGCCTATGTTAATTACCTGGTCCTCGTTAAAGTATGCCGCTAATTTCTTAGGGGTAAAGTTCTTTGTTCTGTTCTGCATGTTGGCATCAGAACCAATCCATTTATCAAGTGCGGTAACCTTTTCGTCTACAACGTATGTGCTTATCTTTGTCATATTATTTTCCTTGTCCGCGATTTTTCTTCACGTAATTCTTACTTGATTTTAAATTAGAAGTCTTGGCTTTAGAGTGGACGCCTGGTCTACTAATCTTCTTGAGCTCTTTCTTGTTTGATTCGGTTTGCTTAGCCATTATAAGAATATTTTATTTTTGATCTGTCTATAAACATACATCCCAACAGGTATGAGTAATAACCATAAATAAACAAAGTAATTTGCTTTTTTATCGATCTTCTTTTCGAAAATCTTTTTAGTATCTTCTTTTTTTACATTTAACTTTTTTATAGATGATACTTGCTTTTTTTCTTTTGTCTTATCTATGGTTGTTTTTTTTGATTTCTTGCTCTTTATAATTACGTTCTTAAATAGCTTTCCTTCAATCTCCATTGGCTTAGATGTGTCCTTCGCAACATACTCAACCTCATCTGCTGACTCTATTATAACGATGTTATTATCTTTAACATAAGTACCGTCTACTTTAACAACTATAGAACTATCTAACTTAGCAACTTCAGTAACCTTTGATACGTCAACCTTTCTAGATGCGCACGATACCAATAGTAATATACTAATAATTAGCGTAAACTGTCTTACCATTTTTTTTAGTTGCTTTTAATATTTGCTTTCTTTGCTTACCTTTAGGATTAAATGACACGTGCACCCATGCAGGATTGCTATCCGTACCGAATTCAAAAATTAACTGATCGTAATCTAAATTATCCTTAATGAAATCAAATATCTGTTTATTGGTTATTTTAGTTCCATCCATATCTAAATCAAGTGCTTGACCCAAAGAATGTTGAGATGTCTTACTAGATCCTTTTATAGCCTTATTTAACTCTAAACTTCTATATCCGGAACTTATATGTATTGGAACGTTAAAATGATCTCTAATAGGCTGAAAAACGTTTATAGCTAATTTTTTCATATTAGCTAAGTGTTCTTCTGTAGGTATATTACTTATTCCGTTTCTTTTTGCTGATTCGCTACGAATCATTTCTGCTAGAGATAGGTTCTTGGATAGTTGCATTATTTTGAAAATATTTTTACTAATATAGTTCCTAAAGATCCTAATATAATAAGCATCACTACTTTAAATTGTTTAACGTATACTGACACCTCGTTTTTAAATACTTCAAGATCCTCTACCCTGTCTTCTATCTCATTTATCTTGTAAAGCATTCCGTGGTTATTGTTTAGCTCATTGCCAACAATAGCGTTCTTAATATCGCGTATATTTTCTCCAACAATTGCTAAGTCTTCAACAAGTTCTTGCTGCTTCTTTTCAAGTCTGTCCAATCTCTCTATCTCTAAATTACTCATTTTTTTTAACGGATAATTTTTCGACAATATCTGTAACCCCTTGAATACTAATATACGCTGTAGCTATAATAACCCAGTCAGATGATGTAAGTGTTCCTGAGAACAGCCCAGCACATCCTATAAGGAAAACAAATAGCTTTCTACTTATCCATCTGTTTATTATTGTATCAAGGTTCTTACGCATACTACCAAAGTGCTACAATACCTGTAGCTGTTGTTGTTGAAGAGAATACACGAACTACTTGAATTGGAAGAACTACTCCTGCCGGTACTGCATTTAAAGTGATGTCGTCACCTCCTGCTGTAAGCACTCTGATAATACCTCCTGAACCCGTGTATAGTACACATGGATCTGCTTTTGCTGCTCCGTTAACTGAGGGAATGTTTACCGTATCAGACTTAACTACAGCTAGACCTCTTTCAGTCTGTAATTTTTGATATGCCATCTTATTTTAATATTTTGTTTATTAGTAAATTAGGATTGTTTAGCTTTGCTTTTCTAGCAGCACATCCGCAGTCCTTTCCTGTTTTTTTTGATATTGTTTCAACGACTTTTTTTATTCCTGTCGTCTCTGTAACTAACTCTATTGCGTTTCCTAGTAACATGTTATTAGTATTTTCCTTTACGATTACTTGGGTTGCTTGTTGTTGATCCTCCAGGTCCTGCCCATAAATTCTTACATGCCCAGTATCTAGCCGTTAACTTGTCTGTAGCCGTACCACAACTATGTCTAGCCTTAAAACTCTTTCTTGCTGCGGCTGAGTAGTTGTTACCGTATCCGTCAGCGCCAAAATGTATTAACTTTTCCTTTCCATTGGAGCAGGCTTTAACCATCTTCTTTTTACCAGCCCTATCTGAAGGAACCGGTCGGTTACATTTCATTTTAGTTTTATCTGCCATGCTACTTCTTTTTACCTCTTGCCTTTTTGTCTCCAGGCATATCGTTAGTATCTCCCCTGTTCTCTGATGCTTTTTTCATTACATATCCACGCTTAGTGTGCGCTAGATCCATTCCGTTCTTATCGCCATAGGTACCTCTTTTTCGATTCTCACGATTAAGCTCTACTCGTTTAGCTACTTGTTTATCAGACTTATTGTATTCCTTCTGATATTCGTTACGCTTTTTACGAGCCTCTGGATTTTCTTTATAATATTTAGCGGTTTTTCCTAGCATGCCTTACAAGATGACGCATCTTTTTGTTTTGAAGAGTTATCTCCTCCTGTGCTCTTTTGATAACCAGATTTTTTAGACTGTTGTCTACTATAATTCTCTGCCTCCTTTTGTTTTTTAATCCTAGCCTCCGATGTCGACATGCCTGGATATCTCTTAGCTAAATCGTCAGATTCGGCTTTAGATTTAATATCAAATACTTCCTTTCTAGTCAATGGTTTTTTAGCAATCTCAACCTTGGCTGAACTTTTAATTTCAGGTTTATCTGTTCTATCAGCCATCGTAGGTGATTTAAACGCAACAGCCATTCTCTGCCCTGCACTATCGCTTCTAGTAGCAACTACTTTAGATGCTGGATTAGAAACTTGTCTAGACGCAACAGTTCTGTTTGTAGTTTTAGGTGTAATAGGGCCTCTAGATATACTAGATCTATTACCTGACCATGATGCCTTAAATGTAGTCTCTCCTGTAGAAGGATCGTAGCTCGTTGTTTTTTTAATTGGATCTGGCATAATTATTTCTTTTTAGATTTACCTGCTTTACTAAGAGCTATAGCAATACTTTGAGCCTGACTCTTTCCGTGCTTCATCTCCATTCTTATATTTGCGCTAATAGTTTTTTGACTTTTTCCTGACTTTAATGGCATAGCTTATTTTTTTACGTTACCCTTAAGGTAGTTCATTTTCCCGTTAAGAGACTTTTTTGACTCGTACTGTGCTGCTTTTTTCTTTCCAGCAGACATACTCGGTGCGCATTTTTTCTTCATAGATCTAAATTAATTATCTTTGCAAAGATATTAAATTTAATTCAAATGGAATTCAAGAAAATTATTAAGAAAACCTATACAAGGGTAGAGCCGAAGTCAGATTATCTAAAGTACTGGCGTATCGTTCGAATATGGGCACGTGAAAAGCATGGTCTTAGCTACTCAGACCTTGAGATGCTGCTATTTCTACACAGTGAAAGACTTTTTAACAAGTCAAAGTTCGTAGAATTCAATAAAATTATGTCTTGGGACAACGTTAGATGGCACAGACTGTACCGTGACGGTTGGATCAGTAAGTGGAGGGAGAGAATGAACGGTGAGGCGTCGCTTTACGAGGTATCTTTGAAGGGTAGAAACCTTATCAAGGCCATCTATAAGAAGCTAGAGGGTGAGCAGACTATATCTGAGAGTCCTAGTGCTAACCCGATGTTCCAAAAACGTAACAGTGGGTACGCAATGGAACGAGATAAGAAGTTAATTCGTAAGATGAATCGTACAAGGAAAGAAAAAAAGAGGCTGGCTGACCTTGAAGAACAAGCGTATCAGCAACAGCCTCATGTTATTAAGCGCAGGAAGGAAATTACTCCCTACTTAGAGTATAAAAAAATGCTTAAAGAACAACAACAACGTCCCGCTCAAGAATAATTGTGTATGGAATGTCGTTTATGATCATAGTGTACCCGGCATTCTTGTCGTAGTATATCATGTCGTCCTCTTTAACGCAGTCTACATTAGTGCCAGGTCGAACGACCTGGCCTTTTTTGTAGCGAAACTTTTCGTTATCGCTTCCTGATAGCAGCAGTCCAGAGTCTGTCTGGATCTGCTCGTCTATTGAATTTATTAGAATGTACTTATTTATGGGAACCATTAGTAGAAATTTACTGTTAATATTTCTCTGATTACCTCTTTGTCTGGATCTGGAGCAAATCCATTAGCATGTGCAGCTGCAACATCGAATGATACTCCTGGTTTTTGCTTTACCCAGAATTCTTTTACAAATTCAGAGTCGATGATTTCGTTTGTTTTTGAATCTCTTGTCACTGTGAATAGTGCTGCCTTTACTTGTCTCATTTTACTTGATGTTACTGTTAGTTTTTGATTTGGAAATGGATCTCCCATTCCGATGTTTGATGATGTATTGTATATTAGTCCTTGATTTGTAAATCCAGAAGATGTAATTATATTTCCAGATGATGTGATTCTACCGTGTTCCATTATGCTCTTGCCATTGTTATAATTGCGTTAGTACTCAAAATTGTTGTTGATACAGACACCGCGTTCTTAAGTGCGTTCTTCGTTACCTTTAGTGGGTCAATTACTCCCATCTTGTACATGTCCCCTGACTGCATCTTCTTAATATCGAATCCTATGGTGTACCCTTGTAGTCCATCCATTAGCTCGTATCCGTCTAGTCCTGCATTCTCAAAGATCTGTAGCAGTGGTGCCTGGATCGATCTTGCCACAATATGCATCGCAGCGTACTGCTCAGCGCTGATGTCCTCAATCATATCGTCTGCATCTGCAATTATCGCATACGACTCATTGAACAAGGCTACTCCACCACCAGGTAAGATGCCCTCCTCCAGTGCAGATCTTACCGCGCATACTGCATCGTCAACACGGTCCTTGCGTTCCTTCTGCTCCAGGTCCGAGTTTCCACCAACGTGAATAACAGCGATACCACCTGTTAAGCTGGCAATTCTCTCCTTAATAAAGTCCTGCTCGTTCTTTTTAGAGCTTAACGCGTGTGCCTGCCATAGCTGAATCACTCGTTCCCTTACTGCCTCACTTGTTTCTGGTGATTTTATAATCGAAGCCGTCTCCCTTCCAACGATAACACGCTTAGCCTTACCTAAAGACTCGATTGTCATCAAGCTTAAGTCATCACCTGTCTGTTCTGAGAAGTACTTCGCACCTACTGCCAAGGCAATGTCGTTCATTAGTTCGTTACGCTTGTAACCAAACTCTGGTGGTGTGATGTTACAGAACTTAAGTCCCTTCTGTACCACGTTGATTGCCAGCGTATTAATTACGTTCTGACTGCACGGCCCGATGATTAACAGTTTTTTACCTGTTGAGATAACATCTCTCAGCACGTTCTCGATTGAAAGAATATTATTAATCTCCTGATCCGTAACCAAAATATGCACATCGTCCAATATACACTCGTCCTTTCTGTGGTCGTTCACAAATAATGGAGACGTGTATCCCCTGTTGATCTTGATACCATCTGTAAACTCGCAGTACGTCTCTGATGTCTGAGAGTTCTCTACCGTAACAATACCATCGTCACCTACCTTATTATACGCATCCGATATTAAATCTCCAATCTCAGAGTCGTTGTTAGCAGAAATTGACGCCACGTTGTTCAATGTCTTACCCGTTACCTTCTTGGAACGCTTCTCCAGTCTCTTGATTAGTCCGTTTGTCGTGTTGTTGATGTGACGTATTACCTCTGTGGTGTTCAGGCTGTCCTTGATTATGTCTGCCCCGTTCTTCACAAACGCCTCTGTTAACACAATAGCCGTTGTTGTACCGTCACCTGCGCTTGTCGCAGTTCGGTCTGCTGCTTCCTTCATCATCTTTACCGCTAGGTTCTCTACCGGATCCAACAAGTCAATTGATTTAGCTACCGTTACACCGTCCTTTGTTACAGTGATTCCGTGCGTGTGGTTAGCTGATTCGATTAGTACCGTCTTTCCACGCGGTCCAAGCGTGCTCTTTACGGCCTTGGCAATCGTGGTGATGCCGTTAATTAGTTTGTCCTGACCTTCCTTGTCGAAGTCTAGGACCTTTGGACTGTATCCGAAGTTTGTCATATTAAATTTTTTCGTAAGTTAATTCAAAAATATCCTTGTTGCATGGGTAGAACTCACCCTTTATGCCTTTGATGATGTAGTCTTCTTCGTAGGCGCGCATGTTACCTTCTAGTGTCTTAACGGATATCTCACCTTCGTGTATCCATTGATAGTCTATATTGTCTCCAGCAAACTCTCTAAGCTTGTCTAATTGAGGAAACTCTATAATAAATTGAATAGCTTCAACTTCTATAGGTTTTTTTCTGTACTTCATAGTATATTTGATTTAATTCTCGACAAATATACACATTATTTATTAAAAACAAAAAGCACCCCGAGAGGTGCTAGTTGCGCAAAGAACGGAATCTTATTTCTTCTTGCCCTTCATAAAGGACATAGTCGGCATGGTCTTAGCTAGGTTAATGGCGTTAGCCATCGTCATAGATTTTTCCATCATCTCTTTTGCCTCGTGCATTTCTTTTTTTGCTTTGGCCATCTTGTACAACCCGATCTCTTGAGTTGGCATTGGTTTGTTTATTCCCATCGTATGTGTAGACTTATAAATGTTAGATAAATTATTAGCTCTGCGTAATCGAACTCCTCGTCCTTTGCGTAGTATCCCCACCCAATTGCTGGTCCGATATTGTGTCGTAATTGAAGTTCTATTTCTGTCATGGTACAAAGGTAGTAAAATTTATTTGATTGTTATTACACACAAAATGTCTAGAAATGTCTAGAATATCGCACATTTTAGACATTTGTTCATTATATCATAATGTTCATTGTCAATGAACGCTTGTTTAAAATGAACGGATTCACCCACTTATTTACCCACCTATATAATAACGGCAATTATCGCCGGTATTTGCCAACGTTATATGCTGTATATCGCATTTAGTGTTGGGAAAACTACGCATCTATACGTCCTTGCATATAAAAGTGTAGTATATCGCATTATTATATGTAAAAGCATCGGCGCCAGGGACTGCCCAGGCCTAAACCGATGCCTTAGTGATTTTTTGAACGACGTCGAGAAATCTAACTCTATCTCCTATACGATGAGAACAACATGAGCGCACTGATCTTACGAGAAGTGTGTTGTGTTTTACGATCCCCTCGCGAGCGGGGCTGTTGTGTCAGGGCCGGACTCGAACCGGATAAGCAACCAGTATCTCATGGATTCGGGACCATCCCTCATTACGCCCACCTGACTGTTACGGTTCGTTGCCTCTTTATACCTGCACCGCTAGGCAGGTCTCATAACCGTCGGACAACTACGTGACTACTTTAATTACATTACCGTTTTTATCAATGACTACGGTCAGGTCGAACTGCTTGTCCAGGTAGTTCATCACCTCGTGAATGTCCCCATTCATGAACATCATGTGGAAGTGATTGAAGCTTATGTTTAGTTTTGACTTACTGGCGAAGTAACGATGGAACCAACTGATCGGCATATCGGCTTTGGTTCGTAGTTTAATGTACTCGTCTTTCATTGGGCAAATATATAAATTATTTTCTAGTGTCGCAAGGCCTATCAGAAAAAAATTTATAATCACTATAGTCGTAGTCGTTTACGATCTCCTTCTCAAGCGGAAGTATCTCCTTATGTTGGCGCACTGCGCTGTTTATTGTGCGGCGGGTTGTTCTCCAGTAAAGGGCCCTGCGCCCTTTGGGGTTGTCCTTCATTATCGGTTTCTTCGTTGATCTGCTCATGCTGCAAATTTAATAAAAAATGTTAGATATGCGTGGTGTGTGGGTTATATATAGATATTACGGATGGGATGCCAATACGAAAACGACTTTAAAATCAAGGGTGGGGGTGCAATTTCATTGACTTTCTCCAGATTTTTTGGCTTTTTTGGGTCTGCCTGGTACATCCAGGTAGCTACACCCCATTACGCGCGCGCATGCGCTGGTACGTACGTGTACGCGTAGGGATGTGATGTGCTATTACTTTCTAATCAATACCTAATCGCATTCCATCTCTATAAAAATAATTATCTATAGGGTTCTTAAAGTCTTTGGATGCTTCTCTTTTCTTTTGTTTATATTCTATTTGCCACTGTATAATAGCCTCTTTATTCTTTTCGTAGTATTCTTTTCGTTTCTGTTTCACGTGGTCTATATTGTTTCTTATATAGTTATTATTACTCTCCTTTACCTTATCTTTATTTTTTAGTTTATATTCCTTATCGTATATTCTTTTAGCTTCTTTATTCTTATCTCTATACTCTTTTAATTTGTCTTTGTTTATCTCTCTTTTTTTAGAAATAACATCTTTATTTTTTTCTCTCCAAATGACTTCTATTTTTTTTCGACAACTTTTACAATCAGGTCGTAGACCATCCTTTTTACCTTTGTCGTTTCCAAAATTACTCTCATCCAATTCAATTTTACACTTACTACATACTTTCATTTTTATATATTTTTAGTTTATACAAAGATACAAAATGATTTTTTATGATTAATAAGTATCTAAACGTACATAATTATGCTGATCCCTGACAACTTTGAAACAGAACGTCATGGCGCTATCCCGCACCAATAAAGACTTTGTCTTAATTTATGCCGATATGCCACGCTCCGACCTATATACAGCCTATACGTTTTTATATATATATTATTTTTTTTTCAAATGTATTTAGGATAGTAAAAATCGACATATCGACATTTATCAAGATAAATAACTAATTATCAAGTAGTTATCTCATGACAAACTTTTTTTGTCACGTCATGGGTCAGCATAAATCCAGTGTTTACAGGACTTCCCGCGTCATTTCAGTTGTTGCGTGAGTTGGTTTATATATTATATACACGCGCAGATACACGCAGGTTCTAAATAGCCTCCCTCCCAACCTTCCCCACACAAATACGATAGTAAGCAAATACAATACGTAAAACACTGATAATCAACACGTTAATCAAACTTCGTTCAATTTCCTTACATAATTGCCAACTTTAGGTGGTAATCATTGCTAATTTCACAACAAAATTCGCAAATCGTTGCGAATATGATAAAAATGCATACAAAAGTGAATTTTTTTACAGAAAAGTTTGCACCATTGAAATTGTCGCCATATGTTTGCAGTGTTCAAATGAATTGAATGGCTGTGAGTAGCAGTCTCCCGAGAGGGCAACTACTCCACGAAAGCAAATAGTTAGTAGTGTGTGCAAGGGAGTTTAAAAACTTTACCGAGCGGGTTTCAGTGCGAGAGTATTGGCTTAGGAAAACAAAACGTATATGGATGTGTTATCCATACTGATGAGCTACAGAATAGCGAAACGTTAATTAATTATACCATGAGAGACTTAGCAAAAAAAGTCTGTCAGTACAACGGACAGACTGGGACAGAAAAGCAAATCGACAAATGCTTACATTCATTCAAGTACAGCGAAACATTATTAAAACAATTTTGTAATAACCGCATAAATTTATAATCATGGAATATATCATTTGGGGACAAACAAACCTAGAAAAACAAGAACAAATACTTTGTACAAAAGTAGAGGGGGAATTAATCACTAACAGATCAGAGGCTGAAAAAATAGCTAAGGTACTGACAGAAAAGCACGGATGCTTAAATGTTAGAATACAAGAGGTGGATCTATCATACCCACAAAGCCTAAACAAATACTTTACTAAATCAATTAATATTTAACATCATGACAAAATCACAAAAACAAGGTAGACTATACCTACAGGTAACAATCGCACTAATCATCATTACATTTAATTTACTAACTTATTTAATAGGATAACATTATGACGCCACTTAATCAAAAATCATTTTACGGGAAAGCTGAAATTATCAATGACGGTAATATTTCAAAACTAAGAAGCTACGATACAATAGTTGCAGAATACAATCACGATACAAACGAAATGAAAGTAAACGGTTATTACAGTCAAACGACAGCTAAACACATCAATTCATTTTTAGTCTATTTCGGATTTAATACTTGCAACAAAAAACAATTAGAAAATTATGAGCAATAAAGACATCGAACGTCTATACCTAGACTACGTAAACAACTGGCTTTCATCCGACAGATGGATGGAACACCACGGACTAAACAAACATCAATCAAATTACATCTTAAAAAAAGGAAAATCATTATGGAAGCAATCATCACAAAAATAAGCAACTTCTTATTCGGAGACAATAAGAACGTTACCTACAGACACTTTTAAAAGTTAAACTGACGAGACCTCAATGGTCGAAACATCCCCTATCGGGATGTATTTAACAATTTAAATTAATTATTATTATGGAATTACAAGGTTTTAAAAACGGATTAATTTGCAATCTAGAGGCAATAGGTTTGGCAAATTGTTTAAATGCTTATGCAGAAAATAATTGTACAGATATTTTTGAGATAGGCTTCAATGAGAATTCGGGCTATACATACATAGCACTAGAAGACAATATAAGTATATGTTCTTATCTAGGTAGACGAGTACAATATTTAGTGACAGACTTTGACAACGGAGAAGAATTTTTCTTTGACAATTACACAGAAGCAATTAATAAACTTAATTAATTTTAATATCATGAATGCAATTTTAAACATCGGACTAAACAACAATCCACTAACACAAGAGGCGATACTTGAAAAACTTTCAAGTGACTACACTATCGTTCGTTACTCATTCGCCATTGGCAGATACGAAGACGAGCACGAACCGACACTAGTTGTACATATCGAAAGCCCTTACGCAAGGACTAGTCACTTCATCAAGAAGATTGAAGAGTTGGCTACGATACTAACGCAGAATTGCATCGCGGTAAGCACGGACCAGTTCGACTTGTTAGTGTACTCGCAAAACTTCAACGGACAGCAATACAAATTCGATAACCAATACTTCATACGATAATGACACTACAACTATACCGCAGACAACTAAGTAACAATGCGCTGACTATCGACAATGGTGGTCAGCCGTTCTTCATCCCGAAATCATTCGAGCATACAATAGTGAACGACTACCTAGTAATAGTAGAGGTACCGAAGTGGTTCGAGGATGAGCATGAGGACACGTTAAACAGAATTAAAACAAACACAAACCTAACAATAGAAAGATTAAGTAATTAAAGTAGCAAGGTTAAACATTGAATACCTTTGTAAACTAATAGGCTGAGACCTGTTTACATAAAGATACTATCAGAGATGGTAGATGTGTTGTTCCCTTGAGAAAGGAATGAAGGAGGGCGAAGATACGCGCCACAACACAAATGAGTTCTCGGCAAGTAGTTAAAAAAATTAAAATGTTGATTGGGAATAGTATTCCAACTACGTGACCCTACTCTTATATGTACCAAGTATATCTAAACTATAAGAAAGGGTGCTAATAAGTAACAATTTAATTAATTAATATCATGAAAGTAATTATCACACGAGGCGACTACGGGTTTAGCCACAACTGGACACTAGAGTACAACAAGAAACAATTTTACCTAGGCCAAGACGTAAAGTTTTGCAATAGAGTACTAGGGTTAAGCCCTATAACAATCATCAGTACTATCGGGACCGCTGAAATAGACAACAACACAATAGGCAACAAGAAACTGGCAAGGTTTATTGTAAGCCATCTGGGGCTGACGAAATCAAACACTAAAAACTTAAACACATGGGAACTATGCGCACAATAGAGGATAAAGTTTTTAAAGCAGTGATGGAAAGGTATAGCGGATTAGCAACGCTAAAACTTTGCCTTTGGGAAGACGAAGACACTGTACTAGTTAACCTATCTGACGACTTGAATTACGAAATAGAAGAGAACGAAATATTAACAATAATTAAACAATTATTACAATGAAAACTAAAAACATAGCCGCTTTTCCATTAAAGCATTCAGAAGATAAGTTCAACCCAGGCATGACACTACGCGACTACTTCGCTGGTCAGGCACTCACTGGAATGGTAGGTAGAGAAGACATTGCTAAATACCGTGTAGGAGAATTATGTTATGCATTTGCAGAAGAACTACTAATAGAACGACAAAATTATGAGCCTAAAAATAACGGATAGTTGCATCAATTGTGGGCTATGCGAATGGGAATGTCCCAACAACGCAATATACGAGCCGAGCATTGAATGGACGTACAAGAACGACACGACCAAGCACCCGCCACAATCAGATGAGGTGTACTACATAGTCGCAGACAAGTGTACCGAGTGTGTTGGTTTTCACGATACACCGCAGTGTGCGGTAGTATGCCCATCGAATTGTTGTGTACCTAATAACTAAACTATGAAGAAACAGATAACATACGTAGCCATACTATGGACAATATTATTTGTCATGATGGTGGTAGTAGTAAACAACTAATGAATATACTAATCAAGAACGGAACGCCTTATCGCTTCTACAAAGAAACAGACGATGCGTTCCTTTACATCAACGACAAATACGACATCATAACACTATGGAAAAAATAACACAAGACGGATTTGCATGGCAGATCCTAAGCAACACAGAAGCAATAGAACACTTTCACGATGGCAAAACAATATTTGCCCTCTACGATGATGAGAGTGAATCACAGATAGTAACAAGACAAGACCTACAAGACGCGCTGGACGACGATAGTGTTCAGATTGGATTAGAACTAGGATTTATAAAAACAAGCAAGGCATGAGAGACTTTATACAGAACAACGAGGTTAGGCTATACCCTAACAGCGCGAAGAAGTTTGACTACTTCAACGTGCATATACGTAACGACTGGTTCAGCCAGGAGTTTGTGTACAAAGTATACGATGATAGGGTTGTGTTCAGACGTCCAACGCTGGACTACAAGAACTTTCCGACACGAGCGAGAAAGGTAACTGAGTCATGGGTATTCTACCTGACACTACCAGACCAAGACAATAGACGACTAGAGATACAAGACGAAGACATTAACGAAGACCAAGCAATACTATACAGATGAATGTAATATATGTAATTAGAAACTTTGCAACTGGTAGATATTTATCAGTTGAAGATGAGTGGGACACGCAATTTATGTGTGCTGAATTTAATACTGAACAAGAAGCTATTCAGATAGCTCAGATAGTACTAGAAGAATCAATAATAATCGAAAAAATATATAAACTATGACAGCAATAGAATGGTTAGCAAACAGGTTGATAAAAATTGATTTTGAAGATGACCCATATTACAGAGGGCTATTTAACATAGCAATGGAATTAGAAAAGCGACAAATTATTGATGCTTATGAAAATGGATATTCTGATAGCGACAATACTTTTGAATTAAATAAAGAATATTACACCGAAATTTTAAAAAAAAATAAAATATGAAAATAGATAGAGGAATTGTATTTGGTAAAAAAGCAAAGTATACTTGTTGGGGGCGTAAAGGTTCTTCGGTCGGAATGTATTCAAGAGGTGGTTATTACTTCTATGTGTATGGAATTAAAGGATTATTTAATTTTATAATCGATAAAAGATGGGGAGATATGGTTACAGACGAGCGAAGATTTTAAAAACAATTTAAAAAGAAATAAGATATGGAATTTAAAGGAACTAAAGGAAAGTGGAGAATAAATAAAGATAATGAAATTGGAATATTAATAAGTAGTAATAATCCAATGACTGATATTTTAACAATATTTCGTTACGGCAATAAGTTAGAAGAAAACTCTAACGCCTTACTAATATTAAAAGCACCTGAAATGCTTGATATGCTAAAAACTGTTTCAAACTGTTTATGGATGCTAAATACAAAAGGAACAAATGAATTAGCCGAAGAAATAGATAAACTAATCGAAGAAGCAACTAAATTTTAAAAACAAATAAGATATGAAAAACGAAAAATATTGGGATGGTTTCTTATTAGGATTTTTTATTGGAGGTGTCATTAGCATTATAATTTTAGATTTAGTTCAAAGAGGTTTAATTTAAAAACAAATAAGATATGTTAGATAAAATAAAAAAATGGTGGTATAGGGAATGGAGTAATTGGGAAGAACAAGAAAAGAGTTTTTCTCGTAGTGATTGGAATTATTACATAATTTTAAAAAGCACATCAAACGATGGGTTAATCAGATTTAAAAAAATTAAAATAAATGTATTATGAAAACAGCAGTAGAATGGTTATGGGAAAATTTAGATGTAGATATTAGATTATTTACGCATTGTAAAGATACATTTGAACAAGCCAAAGAATTAGAAAAGCAACAAATTGAAGACGCCTTTTGTGATGGGGTAGATGATGAATATGAACATCATATAAATGATAAAATAAGAAAAAACTCGGAAGAATACTATAACGAAAAATTTAACAAATGATACAGATACCATTAGCATTAGCAGTAACCGTAGTTATACTACTACACACAGTACTAACACACTTATCTAACTGGGGAATACGAAACACAAAGGACGATCCATTTGGAATAGTAATAATACTATTTTCAATAATGGAAACAGCACTATTAATATCTATAATATGCAACATGAAGCTAGTATAAAGATATCCTCTAAGCTAGAGTGTCTTAATAGAGAACTGAAGAGTCTATGCCACGACTTCTTTAACGACAACGGGATAATAGATTCCGATACGGTAGCGACTATGATAGTTAGTACCGAACGTGAAATAGAAATTTATAACTACATTAATTATTTAATAGATGAGAAGAAAAGTAAACATCAAGAACTACCTTGACAGAGAACGCGAGTACAATAAAAAGTTTGGACAACTTGCAAAGTACGAAATGAACGAGTCTAACCTATCGTGGTCAGAGGCTAAAAAATTAACAAGGCAAAATATAATTTTTGCCCTAATCAAATACGAATGGCAACATATAGAGAAGCAATTGAAAACAAGTTAGACGCATGGTTCTTTAACTTAAGTAGAGAAGAAGTAGAAATAATATTCGGAGACGCAGAGTACTCCTCTAAACTAATCGAACTATGGTACGAACTACCTATAGATTCTAAATTAACAATATACGATGAGTGTGAAAAGTAAACAAAAAAATAACAGCAAACAATTTCATATGGAAAAGAAAAGAAATTTATGGGTAATACCAACAGACAACCCGAGTAGATTATTCTACAATGTAGGAGGAGCTTTACTGTTTACAAAATGGGATAACTATAACGGAGTTAACATATACATCACTTCTGATGAATATATTGGACTATCATATTATTTAGACGGTAATTTGGTTAGAAAAGGGGTTATTGATGATAAAGAATATTGGGAAGTTAGAAAAGATTACAAAAAAATAATCCTAACAACAGACCAAGACTTAATCAAAGATGGTGTACAAGCTATTGATAATGAGTTTCTTGAATGGTTTGTTAAGAATCCAAGTTGTGAGGAGGTTGGGGTTAAGAAGTTACTTTATAAAGTTGGTAGCAATTTTGAAGGTAATCGTTTTGATGGTTACAAAATAATCATTCCAAAAGAAGAAGCTAAACAAGATTTAGAAAAAGAGATGTTTGAGTTAGAACAAGAACTTGATATACCATCACATTTAAGATGGCATAACTCTAAAGCTAAACAAGAAACACTTGAAGAAGTTGCAAGAAATTACAGAGATTTGAAATTACCAGATGATTTATATGATGGTTTTATCGCTGGTGCTAAATGGCAAGCTAAAAGAATGTATAGTGAGGAAGATATGTTAGAATTTTCTGAATGGGTTTCAGATAATGATTGGGTTTACTTACCAAGTAAGGGTTGTTGGGTAAACGAAGAAGAAGAAGAATCAGAAGAAAAATTTACTACAAAAGAATTGTTTAATAAATTTAAAAAGAAATAAGGTATGATACAGATTTTATCAATAATGAGTTTTTTAGGAGGGTTTACATTTATATCAATGGGATTATGCGTTGCAAACTCAATTGAAGCAAAAGAATCAAAAACAGTTGCTAATATAATGACTTTTGTAGCTATTACTGGTATGGTTTCGTTTTTAATCGGTACTATTGGATTAATAATTTGTAAAATAATTTAAAAAAAATAAGATATGAATGAATTAACATTAATAGCATTATACATAACTCTTTATTCAGTTATTATAGTTGGAGTTTTATCAATTTTATATTTAGTTTTAAGAGCTTTTTCGGAATTACTTACATTAATATTCAAGCAAATAAGAATATTTAATGCAGTTGTTGAATACTTTTGGTATAGAGAGCAGTTCAAGGAATTTTTAAAAAGTAAAATACAATAGATATGAAAACAGCAGTAGAATGGTTAGTTGAAGAAATTAAAATTAAAGCGGATAATTTATCAACTAATACAAAAGAAAATAGAATAGCAAAAGGTGTTTATGTAGATTGCCTTTTAATGGCAAGAAAAGCCAAAGAAATGGATAAACAACAACAAGGTTATAGCGAGGAAGAAGCTCGTATAATTTGGAGAGCAGGTCAAGAGTATTGTAAAACATCAGGAGATTCAATAACTTTTGAAGAATTAACAGAAAAATTAAAAACAAAATATCCAGTAAAAACTAAAGACAGAATACTTTCTGAAACATCGGAAGAAACCAAACAGAAAGCAAGAGATTATGCCAATTCTTTAATAACAAAATTAAATATGACATCAAATAGAATTAAAGAGATACAATCTGAAACAGCTTATCCTGAAAGTAGAAGTGTGAATCAAGCATTATTAAAAGTTTGGAATGAGTGTGAACAAGAATCTAAACAAGAAAGAATGTATAGTGAGGAAGAATTATTAAAATTTGGAAAATCTTGTTTTTACAAAGGATTCTCAAAATCAGAAAATGATGACGCTAATTGCTATACTGCATTTAGAGAAGAAATAGGAAGTTTATTTGAACAATTTAAAAACAAATAAGATATGAAAAGAATACTATTATTTACAATAGCTATCGGTATGGTAGCTTGTAATCAATCAAGAAAAGATACTAAAGAATATAAATTTGCATTAGTTAGTTATGGTGGAAGCGGTTTAGACTATGGAGCTTGTACAATAAAATGCGATAGTTTTAAAATGTACGGAACAAAAAAAGCAGATGCTTGGGTGGATGGGTGTAAAATTAACATAGAAGCAGAAAATGTAATTACTGCATATTCAAAATATTAAAAAAACCAAGAAATAAAAAAAATAACAACTATGACAAACATACACAAAATAGGAAAAGAATTATTTATCACTTCTGATGAAGAAATTAAAGATGGAGATTGGTATATCACAATTTTAGATAATGAAATCTTTAAAGCTGATAGTTCTACTATCAGAATTATGAATGATGCAAACAAATCTTCTGATACAACGTATAAAAATACTCATTTTAAAATCATCCTAACAACAGACCAAGATTTAATCAAAGATGGTGTACAAGCTATTGATGATGAGTTTTTAGAATGGTTTGTGAAGAATCCGAGTTTTGAAAGAATAGAGGTCAATGGAATATCCGATGTTGCTTTAGGCGGATTTGCTGATGTATATTACAAAATCATCATTCCAAGAACAACTCAACAAATCATTAACGAAGATTATGCAGGTGGTTTAGAAATGGGTCAAATTCCTGCAAAAGAAGAACCTAAACAAGAATTTCCTAAACCAAACATTATTGATAACTGGCTTGAAAAGAATGGCGACCCAGAAATAGCTAAACAAGTTGAGCAAGAAGCTAAAGAGTTATGCGAACAAGAAACACTTGAAGAAGTTGCTGAAAGGGTTACGGAAGAATGGTTTAATAACAATTCTTATGCTAAAGAATTATTTATCGAAGGTGTTAAATGGCAACAAGAACAAATATTAGATTTTCTTTATGAAGAAATAACAGAGCGTAGAGATTATTCCGCATCCAAGATGTGTGAGAAAGTTATAGAATTTATTGAAAAATTTAAAAAGAAATAAGTTATGACAGCAGTAGAACAAATAATTGAATTTTGCAAAAAACAAAAAAATAATGATGTAAATAGTCACAAAGGAGCATATTCTACTATTATAAAATTTTGTGAAGAACAAGCCAAAGAAATGGAAAAGCAACAGATTATTGATGCTTGGGATGATGGTTACGAAAAAGGATATGGATATTTATCGGCTAAATTTGATAGCGCAGAACAGTACTATAACGAAACATTTAACGATAACCCCGATTGCAAGGATAATTGCTAAAAATATTATGGAAAATTTAACATTAGGAACATCGCAAACTTATACTAACGACCCTTTAACTGGAACTTCCACTACAACAGTAGGTATGACCCAAGTGTCAGGGACAAGTTCAACAACTGCTGGGTTTATGTGGAGCGCACCAACAAGATTACAAGTAAATGAACGAATAGATAGTATCGAGATGATTTACGAGGAAACATCACTTATGACTCTTACAATTTATCCTTCACCACCACCAGAAAAGAGATATTTTAAAATTGTATTTAGTTGTGTAGATGGTAAATGGAATAAGTCTGAAAAGATTTATGGTAAAAAAATTGAACATCAAGAATATTTTGAATTTTAAAAACAAATAAGATATGAAAGACGAAACAAGAGAGTTTATCTATTGGTTAATGGATAACTGCGAATTAATTAAAGATGAAAAAACTGACGAAAATGTGCTTTGGAGGTATGACTCAGAAGATTATTCAGTTGAAGGGTTGTTTGAAGTTTATAAAAAATCTAAACAAAACCCATTAGAAGAAGGCACATTAAAAATGTTAATGAAAGAGTATAAACATTTACGTAAGTTTTATAAAACAAAAAAAGAATTTAAACAACATCTATTATCAGGAGAAGTAAAGATTAGTATTCCTGATATGATTAAATTTATAAATAAATAATGATAAAGACCACTATAGATATACCAATCTATTGTTGTAAGTTAACTATCATATTAGATAAAGACTTGTCTTACGTTGAAAAGAAATATAAGACAAAGTCTCTGTCTGACTTTGGAGCAGTAACCTTAAAGGACGAGGATAAATATCGCCATTACGTTGTGGCTTTAACCGATGCAGATCACTTAAGCAATATTGCCCACGAGATAGTTCACTTAAAAAATCATATCTATTTAGATTGCGCAATGGAATTAGATAGGTATAACGATGAACCTGAAGCGTATTTAACTGGATGGTTGTTTGATCAGATTAATAATTTTTTAAACAAATAAAACATGAAACAAGATATTAAAATATTTATATTAGGAATTTTATCAGGAATAATAATATTAGGATTGATACAAAAATACGAATCAAAACCAATATCATATCCAGAAGAAATACAAATAGCTAAGCCAGGAGATACATTGATTGTATATTCTGTTAAGGATAGTATATACATTGGATTTAAAACTAAATAACATATGACTATTATAAAAGGCTCTACAAGATGGGTTTTTGTTGCAAAGAAGTTTGTTTACAAGATTCCATCTTTATACAGCTTTAAACATTTTCTTTTAGGGTTATTGGCAAATATGCAAGAGGTAGAATTTAGCAAATGTAAAGATTTCAAAGAAACGCTTTGTCCTGTTAAGTTTTATTTGTCTTTAGGTTTCTTAGTGGTAATGCCAAAGGCACGAATTCTTGAACCAAACGAAGTATCAAAAAGACTTCTTAAAAGATTTTGTCTTAATGCTAACTTAGAAGACCTTGTAGAATTTAAACATGATAGCTTTGGTTATTTAGACAATAAACTAGTAGCAGTAGACTACGGATAGTATTTAACAATTAAAAAATAAATAACATGAAAGTAATTAACGGAAGATGGGTAAACGATCATGGCGAGACCTTGACTACCCCAGACGAGCACAACAAGTTCCAAGATACACTGATGAGAGTGAAGAGTTTCTCACAAGGTAAACGCCTGACAGACAGAAAGGTACACGTTCTGTTCAAGATTTTAAGCACCAACGAGGACATGGACAACGCGCTTACAACTATCCTATCCATGGACAACCAACAACTAAAAAGACTATTTTAATTATGGAAGTAAAAATTTACAGAGAACCAGAAAACGAGTCTCTAATTTTAGATGAAAATCAATTAGCTGAATACAATGATTTAGCTCTTGAACTTGGATTTGCTACACAATCAAATGTTGAGGAACAGAATGTACCAAACATTTATGTTAGCTTAAATAACGCTATGGAAAAACAACTCAAAGCTGTTTGTCCAGTGAAAGTAGATGCGGATCAATATACTAAATCAACTATTCCTTTAGAAGTATTGAAGGTATATAAGTTTGCTAAGGACAATAAAATGTTTGATGGTTTTTATATATGGTATAATGATGTTGATCCTGATCCTTTGTTAATAGGTTGGAATTGGCAATCAGAACTTGCTAAAGAAAAAAATTACACTTGGCAAGTAAATAGATTTTTAATCGCTAGATGGGGAGATTGTGCGTTAGAATTATCAGAATTGCTTGATTTAGGTTTTAATAAAATGAAACAAGAATTAATAGACAAAGCTAAATCATCAATAGACAAGTGTAATTCAGTTATAAACAATCCAGATTTATATGTTAGACAAATATTATCTAACACAACAGATACGGATATTACGTTAAACATACAATCATCAGGTACAATTTATTAACCATGACACAGCAACAACGAGACATATTAATCGATCTAGCTACGGTAGTTACGATCCTAGAAAACACGGATAATGTGTACTGTCAAAATTTATTAAAAAAAGTAGGCGAAAAACTTGTAGAAGAATTCAATAAGTAATATATTTGCCAAATGAAAGAAGAAATTTTTAATCAGGCAAAGATGGACTCACTAGCTACAAGGCTGGTGACTCCAGTATCTGTATCGTATATCTACAAGGGTATAAAGATCGAGAATAGAGAGGGTCATATTGCAATATACAATACCAAGATTCCAGGAGATACCTACACTGAGATTTCAGAAGATCAGTACCAAGTATTCTTCGATCACGGATTTAGAATGGGAGTATACAACCTATGCATCTTTAGCTACAACTGCTCACTAAATGGAATCCAGACTAAGATCAGAACGGAACTAACGAACCGTAACAATCAGAAGCACTACCACTCCATGAAGTCGCACAGAACCTATATCATGAATAAGTATACTGAAATTTTAAAACTTAAATAATATGAAAATAGACGAAGAGTATTCAATTGTAAGCGATGGCTCAGGTACAACGCTAAACTTCGCAACGCCTAGACAACGCGAGAAGGACGGTAAGATGGTAGACTTTATATACACTGACAAGTGGTACTACCTAACAGTAGAGCAGGCACTAAGAAAGTACCTGGACTTAAAGACAGAGAACTGTCAGGACGTCAAGGACTGCATCGCTAGGATAGAGGAAGTGAAACAAATAATATCTAAAATAAAATGACAAACTGGAAAGACGCATTTGATAGCCCGTTCATGAGTTCATATGAACTTGACGGAGCAGTACAGCTCACCATCGATAGGGTTGAGCAGAAGATGGTACAACTAACCAAGCAGGAACTAAAGAACGTTGCCTACTTTAAAGAGGCTAAGCTGCCATCAGGTAGACCAACCAAGCCTATGATCCTTAACTCAGGAAACTGTAAGATGCTACACAACGCGGTTAAGTCTGGTAACGTTGATGCATGGAAGAACATCACAATTGAGTTGAGTGTTAAGCCTAACAAGGGACGTATCGGAGAGGCTCAGGGACTAGCAATCAATAGGATCATTGCGGTTGGTGAAGGATCAACACCAGTGACTGGTAAGACAGAGCTAACACCTGACTCACCTAACTGGGCTGGAGTGATAGAGTACGTGAAGGCTAACAAGCAACTTGGATTGGCTAGCATTATTAATAACTTGCAGTCTAAGTACACAATCTCTACTGCTACTAAAAAAGAACTAGGAAATTATGTCGACTAACATTATTGAAAAACTACAGAACGATGCGGACTATTACGGAGATTATGGTAAACAATTCCTATCGAATTCAGACATTGGTGACCTACTATATAATCCGAAGAACTTTAAGAAGAATTCAGAGACGACTAAGGCTTTAATAGAAGGGTCGTACTTCCACACTGCAATGCTTGAGCCAAACAAACTACCTGACTTTCAGATAGTTGATGCGTCAAGTCGCAACACAAACATCTACAAGGACGCGGTTAAGGAGTCAGGCGGTTCTATGCTACTGCTTAGATCTGAGGCGGACGAACTTAACAATATAGTAAACATCATGAAGGGTAACCTACACTTCTACGATAACATCTACGCGCAAGGTAACCAGTTCGAGGTTCCAAATGTAAAAGAGATCTATGGGGCAATGTGGAAAGGCAAGGCTGATATTGTAGGTACAGACATGATCATTGATATTAAGACCACATCAAGTATCAATGACTTCAGGTACAATGCGAAGAAGTACAACTACGATAGTCAAGCCTACCTATACCAAGAGTTCTTTGGTAAGCCTATGGTGTTCTATGTTATAGACAAGACTACCGGCATGCTAGGTGAGTACAACTGTAGCGACGACTTCTTAGAGTCTGGACGCATTAAGGTTATCTCAGCAGTGGATCAGTACAACAAGTTCTTTGGTAAGGACGCATGGGCAGATATTAACAGTTACATTATTGAAGAAGAATTATAGTATGGAAACTTGGAAGTTAATAGAAGGATTTAATGAAGTGTACTATGTGTCTAATATTGGAAATGTTAAAAGCATAGATCATTACTACAATTCTGTAAGAGGTACAAGATTGAAAAAAGGTAGGTTAATTAAATTACATAAAAGTAATAAGGGATATCTTAGAGTTAGTCTTAGTATGGACTGTATAAAATTTACTACTGGAGTACACAGATTAGTAGCCAAGTCTTTTATACCAAATCCAAGTAACAAACCATATGTAAATCATATCAATGGTAATAAACAAGATAACAGAGTAGAAAATTTAGAATGGTGTACCAACTCTGAAAACATAGTTCATGCTTATAAAAATAACTTAATAAAATTGAACTTAGGAGAGGACCACCATATGTCTAAATTTACAAATAATGAAATTGCTAAAATAAGGCTCTTACACTCTAAAGGAAGAACGAATAAAGAGTTAGCAAATAGATACAAAATTAGCGAAGCAGCTATGAGTAAAATATTAAAAAATAAATCATACGTAATCAATTAAATTAAATAAACATGGAAGTAAAAGGAAAAATCAAATTCATCGGATCAACACAACAAGTATCTGATAAGTTTTCAAAAAGAGAAATTGTAGTGACTACAGACGAGCAGTACCAACAACACATCAGCATTGAGTTCAATCAGGACAAGTGTGCAATACTAGATAAGTATAGTGTTGGAGATGATGTTGAGGTTGGTATAAATCTCAAAGGCAGAGAATGGACTAATCCTCAAGGAGAGGTTAAGTACTTTAACTCTATCCAAGGATGGAACATTAAGAAGGACGCGGTTAACGACATCCCTTAATTAGACGTATCACACTCATCAGGCCTCGAGTGTTCGGGGCCTTTTTAATTTAAATTATAATCAATGGTAACAATATTTGCTAATATAAAACAAACCGAGACGCCATTTTTTAGACCAATCGAAAAAATACTAGAGCGTACCAGAGA